CGTCTTATTATCAATATGGCTCCTCGGCATACTAAGTCTGAGTTTGCATCTTACCTTTTGCCTAGTTGGTTCCTTGGTAACTATCCTGATAAAAAAGTTATCCAGTCGAGTAACACTGCCGATCTGGCTGTTGGATTTGGTAGAAAAGTTCGTAATTTGGTGGATAGCGAGCAATACGATTCTATCTTTCCTGGTATTGCTTTGGCTGCTGACAGTAAGGCCGCTGGTAAGTGGAACACCAATGCTCAGGGGGAGTATATTGCAATTGGTGTAGGGGGTACGATGACGGGTAAGGGTGCGGACTTAATGATCATAGATGATCCTCATTCGGAGCAAGAGGCTAGGTTGGCTCAAGGAGATCCGACTGTTTTTGATTCTGTGTTTGAATGGTATACGTCTGGGCCGCGTCAGCGTTTGCAGCCGGGTGGGAGGATAGTGATTGTGATGACTCGTTGGTCTGATAAAGATTTAACGGGGAAGATACTTAGGAACGCGGCGGGTGAGGATTGGGAAGTTATAGAGTTGCCTGCAATTATGCCGTCTGGTAATCCGTTATGGCCTGAGTTTTGGCCGCTTAAAGAGTTGATGTCGGTGAAGGAGGAGATTGGTGTTTATAAATGGAACGCCCAGTACCAACAGCAACCGACGGGAGAAGAGGGTGCAATTATTAAGCGGGAATCGTGGAAGAGGTGGAAGAGTGATATGCCGCCGCCTTGTGATTTTATTATTCAGAGCTGGGATACGGCGTTTACAAAATCGGAGCGGGCGGACTATTCTGCGTGTACGACCTGGGGTGTGTTTAGTTTAAATGAAGACCCAACTGATAAGCATATTATTCTTCTTGATGCGTATAGAGATAAGTTGGAGTTTCCAGAATTAAAGAAAGCGGCACTAGAAGGATATAAGGAGTGGCAGCCGGACGCGTTTATTGTTGAAGCAAAAGCTGCTGGTGCGCCGTTGGTTTTTGAATTAAGATCTATGGGTATTCCGGTCAGTGAATATACGCCGACCCGCGGGAACGATAAGTTTGTACGTCTAAACAGCGTGGCGGATTTATTTTCTAGTGGAAAAGTCTGGGCGCCAGATAAGAGGTGGGCGGATGATGTGATTGAAGAGATGGCGAGGTTTCCTAATGCGGAGCACGATGACTATGTGGATAGTTCAAGCCAGGCATTGATCAGGTTTCGACAAGGTGGGTTCTTAAGACTTCCAAGTGATGAGGAAGATGAGCCTAAATATTTCAGACGCAAGAAAGCATATTATTAAGGTGATCTATGGGTGAAAATGAAAGAGTCTATCCAATTCATGGCGGCTATTACCCACCTGGGACTGCGCCTGAATTACATTTAGCGGCTTATAAATATGCGGCTAAGAAAGGTTTAAATCTTAAATCTCCAGAATATTACTTGCCCGATACAAAAGAAATAACTAAAGACAATTACATACCAGCGCGGCGTGTCTCTCATAAAACAAAAGATGGCGTAGAGACGTTAGATACTGGGTATGACAAACAGACAATGGGTAAACTACTAGATGCTTATAAAGTAGCTAATAAACAATTTGGTGTACCTATGATGCACCCTAATAAGATAACGGCTATGGCGCTAGAAGAAGGTCGTTCTAATTTTGGTTTTAATGACTTTGATGAAAATAATAAACACGCAATGAATGTTTATAAAGCGTTGATCAAGCAAGGGTTTGATCCGTATGCAGCGGGTTTTCCTGCGGCAATTTTAGATAAACAACAAACGGCAGCTCGTTTAAATAAACCTTATTTTGAAGTTTGGAACGGTACTGGGACAGCAGCAAAGAACTATAACCAAAGAGTCAATAAAGCATTGGAGGTAGTAGATCATCCAAAAAATCAAGAGCTTAAACAATTTATTCAAGATAAACTAGGATATGTACAACCAGCGCCACAAAAAACAGCGTTGCAAGTAAATCCATTACTTCAAGTAAATCAACAACCAAATATTCAACCTACACAACCACCACCTGTGGATACGGTAGCGCAAAATATCACAGATATGCCAAGCGATTTTAAAGTTGGCGGAAGAGTAAGATTAATTTAAAGGTGAACTATGTTAGATAAAGCACTGTATTCAAACGTCCCTCAGCTCAATACGGTTGAGCCTGATATAGAGATTGAAGTTGAAAATCCAGAAGCAATGCACATTGGCATTGGCGGGCTGGAAATAGATTTAGAGCCGGACAAACAATTGTCGGATGACTTTGATGCCAACTTGGCCGAAGAGATGGATGAAGGAGAACTTCAATCCCTGGCTGGAAAGCTGATGCAAGAAGTAGACGATGATGTTCATTCCAGAAAAGACTGGGCTGAAACATATGTGAAAGGTCTCGAAGTATTGGGGATGAAATATGAAGAAAGAACGGAACCTTGGAACGGCGCTTGTGGTGTTTTCAGCACGGTGCTTACAGAAGCTGGGATTAGATTCCAAGCGGAAACAATTACTGAAACGTTTCCTGCGGCTGGCCCGGTAAAGACGGAAATAATGGGGGCGATAGATCGCCTCAAGATGGAAGCATCTCAACGTGTGGGCAACCACATGAATTATTATTTAACAGAAAAGATGCCGGAGTACAGGCCTGAGCATGAAAGACTGTTACTTAATTTAGGATTAATTGGAACGGCGTTCAAAAAAGTTTATCCTGACATGGCCCTTGGTAGGCCGGTTGCGATGTATGTCGGCGCAGAAGATTTAATCATGCCGTATGGGTCTAGCGGGGTTATGCATTGTGAGCGCGTCACGCATATGATGCGCAAAACAAAGAATGAAGTCCACAGATTACAAGTGGCTGGCTTTTACCGGGACATAGATCTTGGTGAACCCATGAATATACAGACGGACATTGAGAAAAAGAAAGCCGATGAGGCCGGATACTCAATGACGGATGACGATAGATACCATTTAGCAGAAATTCATGTGGATTGTGTGATGCCAGGGGATGAACATCCAGATGAAATAGCTCTTCCATACGTTATTACGATTGAAAGAGGGACTAGAAAAGTACTTTCTATCCGCAGAAACTGGAAAAAAGACGATAAAAAGTACCTTAAAAGGCAGCATTTTGTTCAATATACGTATATTCCGGGCTTTGGCGCCTATGGATTTGGCCTTATTCACTTAATTGGTGGTTATGCTCGCGCCGGTACGATGATTATTCGTCAATTGGTTGACGCTGGATCACTGGCTAACCTGCCTGGCGGATTAAAAGCTCGTGGATTGCGCGTAAAAGGCGACGATACACCTATTGCACCAGGAGAATTCAGGGATGTAGACGTACCGGGCGGGTCAATCAAAGACAACATCATGACGTTGCCTTATAAAGAACCAAGCCAGGTGCTTGCTACGCTACTTGCTACGATTACGGATGAGGCAAGAAAGCTTGGATCTATTTCTGATATGAACATCAGTGATATGTCGGCCAATGCTCCTGTTGGAACGACGCTAGCTCTATTAGAAAGACAGTTAAAAACCATGAGCGCGGTGCAGGCCAGGGTTCATTATTCAATGAAGCAGGAGTTTAAGTTACTCAAGCCTTTGATTCGTGACTTTGCACCCAAGGATTATGAATATGATCCAGAAAATGCAGATAAAAGCGCCAAGCAAAGCGACTATGACATGGTGGAAGTTATACCAGTCAGCGATCCCAATAGCTCTACGATGGCGCAGCGTCTTATGCAGTACCAAGCTGCCATGCAAATGGCACAAGGCGCGCCACAGATTTACAACTTACCTAAATTACACAGGCAAATGCTTGATGTAATTGGAATACCAAACGCCGCGGATATTGTTCCCACTGAAGACGATCAAAAACCCAAAGATCCTATCTCAGAAAACATGGGCTTCTTAAAAGGAAAGCCTACCAAGGCGTTTATCTATCAAGATCATGCGTCTCATATACAGGTTCATCAGTCTATGATGCAAGATCCGCAGCTCCAAGCGCAGATTGGTCAAAGTCCTATGGGCCAACAAATGATGCCTGCAATCATGGCGCACATTGCAGAGCACTTAGCTTTCCAATATAGAGAAAGAATAGAACAGCAGCTTGGCGTACCGCTTCCCCCGCCGGATCAAGAGTTGCCACAAGATGTGGAAGTGCAATTGTCGGCATTGGTTGCGCAAGCGGCTCAGCAAGTTTTACAACAAAGCCAAAGTCAAGCGGCCCAACAACAGGCCCAGCAGCAACAGCAAGATCCTTTGATTCAAATGCAACAAGCTCAGCTTCAAATTCAACAACAAGAGGCTGCAACAAAAGCAAAGAAAGTGGACGGAGATCTTGCCATCAAACAAGCAGAGCTACAAATCAAAGCTCAACAATCTCAACAAAAAGGAAATCCTCAGCTTGATGCGCAAATCAAAATGGCGCAAGCACAGCAACAACTGCAAACGTCTCAGCAAGAGCATCAACAAAACATTGCGTTTAATTCACAACAGCATGCACAAAGCTTAAAACAACAAGATGAACAAAACCGTGTTCGCTTACAGCAAGAGCAGCAATTGGCTCAGTTAAGAATGATGCAAGAAGTTCAGAAAATGCAATTGGCAAAAGAAAACGTTAAACAGAAAAAGGATGAATGATGGAAAAAAAAATACTAGAACATTTATTGTCAAAAATTAAATTGATAGAAGAACAATACGGAATTGCTTTGAGCGGAAAAAGCGCGAGGGATTATTCAGAGTATTCAGAAATGTGTGGTGTTTTAAAAGGGTTATCGCTTTGTAAAAGCGAAATAGACACCATGATGAGACGGTTTGTTGAAGACGAAGATTTGGAATAACCCGGCAAACCGATATGGCGGGGGCGTATCGGTAAGCTTTCATGTAGCCCCCTGCGGAGGAAAACTATGGACTTTAATGTTCAAGCCGTAGACTTGTCTGGAATACTTAACAAAAAAGCAGAAGACAAGGCTACACAATTACCTGACCCTATGACGTTTCATTTGTTAACGGTACTGCCGGAAATAGATGAAAAGTTTGAAGGAGAAGGTGAATTAATTAAAGCATCTCAAACCATGCACTATGAAGAAGTACTGACACCAGTATTATTTGTAGTGAAGTTGGGCCCTGATGCATACAAAGATACGACCAGATTCCCGTCTGGCCCGTCATGCAAAGTCGGTGACTTTGTTATTGTCCGTCCCAATTCTGGTACACGGATTAAGATACACGGCAAAGAATTTCGCTTGATCAAGGACGATCAAGTGGAGGCTACCGTGCAAGATCCCCGTGGCATTCAACGCGCAGCTTAAGGAGTAATCATGGCTGAAAACAGAACATTTAAATTTCCTGATGAAGTAGAACAAGAGGAAGATCAAAAACCAAACATTGAAGTGGTTGATGATACGCCGGAGCCAGATCGTGGCCGTGTGCCCGCGGACGAACCGCCTAAAGAATTTTCCGATGATGAGTTGGAAACTTACAACGATTCAGTAAAGAAAAGAATTAAACACTTTACTAAGGGTTATCACGATGAGCGCCGGGCCAAAGAAGCGGCTTTTCGTGAGCGGGAGGAAGCTTTAAAACTGGCTCAAAACGTTGTTGAAGAAAACAAAAAGCTCAAAGGATCTTTGACTCAAGGACAAACGGCGCTGCTAGAGCAGGCCAAAAAAGTCGTTGATAACGAGATCCAAACGGCCAAAACAAAGTACAAAAACGCTTATGAGTTGGGGGATGCAGAAGCCTTAGCTGAGGCACAAAGTGAACTAACTGCCGTATCAATTAAGGCAGAACGTTTACAAAATTTTAAACCAGCCCCTTTACAAGAAGAAAGAAATGAGGTACAAACGCAGGTAACGCAACCACCGCAGCTAGACCGAAAGGCGGAGGCGTGGAAAGATAAGAATCGTTGGTTCGGCTCAGATCGGCGCATGACCAGTTATGCGCTTGCCATACATGAGGAACTTACGCAGGATGAGCGCATGAATCCATCCAGCGATGAGTATTACCGAAGAATTGATTCCGAAATGCGTACTAGGTTCCCAGATGCCTTTGATAGCGATACTGAAGTGGATGCATCTCCTCCACCTAAGAAATCAATAGTTGCACCTGCGTCTAGAAGTACAGCGTCGAAAAAAATCGTACTTACTACAAGTCAGGTAAACATCGCCAAACGGCTTGGTGTCTCATTAGAGGACTATGCCCGTCAGGTTGCTAAACAAAGATCAGGAGCTTAAAAATGTCAGAACAAAATCGTAAACCAAGAGAAGTCGAAACTCGTGCAAATGTCCAGCGTCCAGATGCATGGAGACCACCTGAGCAATTGCCAATGCCTGATCCGCGACCAGGCTGGGAACACAGGTATATCCGCATTAGTATGGTTGGAAACAATGATCCTAAGAATATTTCTATGAGACTGCGTGAGGGTTATGAGCCTTGCAAGTCTGAAGATTATCCTGAGTTAATGATGCACGAAGTGCAAGACGGACGATTTAAAGGTGGCATTGAAGTTGGCGGATTATTGTTATGCAGAATCCCTGCTGAGTTTGTTAAGCAAGCGTCAGATTACTACGCAAACCAAAACAAAGCTCAAATGGAATCTGTTGACAATACATTCATGCGCAATAGTGATCCAAGGATGCCTCTGTTTAAAGACAGACGTTCCGAGGTGACATTCGGTAAAAATTAATTTTTTGGAGATTTAAATGGCATATCCTATCGTTCCCGCAGCTTACGGTCTAAAACCCGTATCGCTAGCTGGTGGTAGAGTGTTTTCTGGTTCTACCAGACTCATTCCTATCGCTTCAAACTATGGCTACAACTTGTTCAACGGCGACGTTGTTACAGCAAGCGGTGGTTCATTAGTTGTTACAACTCTTGGCGCGGCGACCTCACCCGTTGCTGGTACTATTGGTGTTTTTCTTGGCGCTCAATACGTCAATACACTTAGCCAAACAGTACGTGCACAGTTTTATGCAGCTAACACAATCACTAACGTACTTTATGGGCCTAACAGCTTGCAAGGTTATGTTGTTGATGATCCTTATGCTGTATTCCAAGCTGTTGTATTAACACAAGGTACTTCCGCTTCTAACACACCTGGAACTACTGTTGGTTATGTAAACCCATCTTTCATTGGGTCTAACATGCTTTTGGTAACAAACGGTTCTAACGGTGGTTCTGCCTCCGGTAGTACTTCAACTGGTGACTCAGCAATGGGCCTAGTTGGTGGTGTTGTTACTTCTGGTACACAAGGTAATACTCGTGTTACTTCTACAGCACCTTTCCGTGTTGTTAACGTAGTTCCAGATACAGCAGTTACTGTTACAGCTACAAGTGGTACAGCTACTTCTTCCAGCGCAACACTGACAATGACAACTTCTAACACGGCTATTAGCCCTGGTATGCAGTTAATCATTCCTGGTGTTACTGGAGCTTTGGCATCAAACTTCCTTACAGTAACTAACGTGAGCACAACAACTTTAACGTTGTCTGCTTCAATCACCGTCCCAGCAGGAACAGCTTTGTCCTTTGTTGGTTACCCTGAAGTGCAAGTACAGTGGAACTTCGGTTATCACGGTTACTTAAACGCAACAGCAGCTTAATAAAGGAGCTAACAAATGGCTATTTCACGCGCACAACTATTGAAAGAATTGCTCCCCGGATTGAATGCATTGTTCGGATTGGAGTACGCACGCTACGGCGAAGAGCACAAAGAGATCTACGAAACAGAGACCTCTGAGCGTTCATTCGAAGAAGAGACCAAACTTTCTGGTTTCTCCGCAGCTCCTGTTAAGAACGAGGGCGCCGCCATTGCTTATGACAATGCGCAAGAAGCTTGGACAACTCGTTATAACCACGAAACCATTGCTTTGGGTTTTTCAATCACTGAAGAAGCGATTGAAGATAACTTGTACGACAGCTTGTCTGCTCGTTACACCAAAGGTTTGGCTCGCGCAATGGCATACACCAAGCAAGTAAAAGCTGCATCTGTTTTAAACAACGGATTCAACAATGCTTATCCTGGTGGTGATGGCGTATCTTTGTTTAATGCTAATCACCCATTGGTGAACGGCGGTGTTAACGGAAACACTCCATCTACTCCTGCTGATTTGAATGAGACTTCTTTAGAGAATGCTGTTATTCAAATCGCTGCATGGACAGATGAGCGTGGTTTATTGATCGCTGCTAAGCCCAAGAAGTTGATTGTTCCACCAGCACTACAGTTCGTTGCAACACGTTTGCTCGAAACTAAACTGCGCGTTGGTACAAACAACAATGACATTAACGCTTTAGAGAACAATGGTTCTGTACCAGAAGGATACACAATCAATCACTTCTTGACAGCGCCTAATGCATGGTTCTTGACAACAGACGTACCTAACGGACTTAAACACTTCGAGCGTACACCATTGCAAAATTCAATGGATGGTGACTTCGATACAGGGAACGTTAGATATAAAAGCCGTGAGCGTTATAGCTTTGGTTGGTCTGACCCACTTGGTATTTACGGAACTTATTGATTTTATTAGTAAAATCAGTATAGTTTTAAGGGGCTTCGGCCCCTTTTTCTTTGTGTTATAATTTCCAGTATCGTATAACAGGAGTTGATATGGAATATCCAAATAACAGATCGGAAGCAAAGAAAAAGGGTGCTACTCATTACTTTACTGGGCAGCCATGCAGTCGTGGTCATATAGCGCTACGCAAAACTAAAGGCACTTGCATTGAATGCATGAAAGAAGACTGGAAGATTGATAATGAGAAGAGGAAAGAAAAGCCAAAGTCTGAGGCGGCAAAAGAAGCTGGTCGCAGGTACTATGAAAAGAATAAAGAAATGGTAAAAGCCAGGGCAAATGCAAGACCCTCAGAAGAAAGAAGAGCGCATAGAAATAAACACAAACAATCCAATCCAGAGTTATATAAAGCGCTGACAAGCGTTCGCAAGCGTAGACATCGTGAAGCTACTCCGGTTTGGATCACGGCAGAGCAGAAGCTGGCTATGCGTGAGATGTATTTACAGGCCCAAAAGTTAACTAAAATTACTGGCGAAAGATATGTAGTGGATCATATTATTCCACTGATCTCGCCGGACGTTTGCGGCCTCCATGTGCCGTGGAATTTAAGAGTCATTACGCAAGAGGAAAATCTTAAAAAGTCAAACAAATTTCTTGATTAATTCTTGATTTCGTGTATTATCTATGCATCTGGGATTTCAACCTTGTTGCCACTGGCCCAGCAGACGATGCAACGATTAACAAGGTTTCTTTTGCATAAGGACTCATATCATGGGACGTAGTACATTCGAAGGGCCAATTCTGGCAGCCGATCAACGTTTTGGACCTCAGCGTGATGCTGGTAACGTCCTATTAACGCAATCAATTTTTTTAGATTATTCAAAGACCACAAACCAAGCCGCTGGTTATGCTGGTGGTTCTGGTGTATTTGCAACATCAAATACCATTCCTAACTCAGTAGCAACTATTTGGGCTCCTCAGTCTGGTGTATTTAGCAATACAGGTCCATCAGTTACAAGTAATACCCCCACTGCTGATGCTTCCGGTACAAATTATCGCGGCGCAGTATTTTTATTGCCACAAGGTTCATATATACAAAATATTTATTTTGACAATATTGTTCAACCTACAGACGGCACAAATGCAGTAACCGCAATCCAGCCTTACATTTCTAACGATTTTGCTACATCTGCTGGTGTATACGCAACTTCTGGCTCAATTACTGGTTCAAGCATTGGTCGCACAACAGCTACATTTACAGCAACTCAGTATGCAAATGCTCAGTCCATGTTGCAAGATGTGCAAAACATCCAACCCGGTCAACAACCTACATGGTTTAGCCAATTGGTTGTTACGTTGAAACTAACTGTTGCTTCACTTACTTCTGTTAACGCAGGTAAGATGAATATTATTGTTCAGTATGTTCAACCGGATACTAATATTGGTAACGGAACTACTTACCCATACGGTAACTTCGACTAATAGCTAGGGGGGGCACTGTCCCCCCTTTCTTTAATCTAATAGGGGTTTTCATGGGTTTATCATTACGTAATTTTTTCTTTTCTCAGAAAGACAACTACAACCAAAACGCTGTTGGCTTTGCCAATCAAGGTATTCAAACACCTACGATGGATTGGGAAGGTATTGATGGAGCAGCACAATTCATTGCCCCACAACGCTTGCGTGATGTTGTTGGTAAGTTAAAAGTATCTCAATCACAAAATATTTATGACGCTGACTTTGAGTACGGCGTTCAGCCTCTTCGTTGGGAAAACGTGATTCAAAACGTATCTGGACAAGCTTATATTGTTCAAAACCCAGGTTTAGGTGGCGTATCAATGAACATTGGTGGAGGTAATACTCCAGGCGACATTACGATTCGTCAAAGCCGTCCTTACCACAGATATCAGCCAGGTAAGACTTTTTACATGGCATCCAACGTTAATTTTGGTTCTTCTGTAACTGGGCAGTACCAACGTGTTGGTATCTTTGATGACTCTAACGGCATATTCTTTATGCAGTATGGCGCAACATCAACTGCTAACCCATACGCAATGAGTGTTGTTATTCGTTCCGACTCTGGGGGTTTACCCGTAGATACTGTTTTTTCAGCAGATACATGGAACGGCAATAAACAAATTCGTGATGCTTTGGACTGGACTAAGGTTCAAATGATATGGATGGAATACGCATGGTACGGAGCAGGTGCTTTGCGTTGGGGCGTAGTTCTTAACGGTGAGCCCTACATCCTTCATCAAGTAGGTGCTGGTAATGGCGCTTATACAGGTAACCCACAAACTACTCCTTGGAGCCGTACAGGTAACTTGCCAGTACGCTATGAGCAAAGGGATACGGGTAGTGCAACATCTTCACTAATGACTCACTACGGTGTTTCTGTGCTTATTGAAGGTTCAATTGATAGACAACGTGGATTTACCTATTCATACGGTAATGATGCTAAAACTCAAAATCGTACAGTTCCATCTTCTGCTATTCGTTATCCTGCAATGTCATTTAGGATGAGAGCAATTGGCTCTGATATTTTTGATAATACTAATGCGGCTTGTACTGGTGGCTCTGCTCAGACACTAACAATCAGTGCGGCAACTCCTGCCATATCTTCTGTGGTTGGTCAGCCCAATAGCGGACAAGCTTTGGTTACATTTGCATCTGCTCACGGTTATGCAGTGACTAACCCAGCTAACGCTAACAGCCCAGCTCAATATGTAACTTTTAGTTCGTTTACGGAAACAGCGACGATTGCTACAGGTAATTACGCATTCTCTGGTACAACTTTGACTGTAACTACAGCAGTCGCTACTGGCGCTTTGCAACCTGGACAAGTATTGTCTGGTACAGGTGTTACAGGTTCTCCTACAATTGTCGCTCAATTAACTGCTACTAGTTCTGCAATTGGTTCACAAGCTTTTGCAAGTGGCGGCGCAGTAGGTTCAAGCGTAGTTGTATTGGCAGCAGGTACATCGTTTGCCGTAGGTCAATTATTTGCTGGTACAGGAGTTCCTGCTACTACATTTATCACTGCGGTTAACGGCGCTACGATTACTATTAACAAGGCGTTTACAGCTCAAGCTTCAGGCACATATACATCTTATGCTCCAGGCGGTCTTGGTACATATCAAGTTAGCTCTACACAGACTACAGGTACAGGTACTCTTACTGCTACAACAACATATGCAGCTCAAACTTGGTTAATCCAGCAAGTACCAACAACAACTACCATGATCCTACCAATTCAGTTGGTAAATGGCGCAACATTAACATCTACACCTACAGCTACATACTGGGGTGTAAATCAGTGGGTTGGTAAGTTTGTATACTACCAAGCTAGTTTACCTGCTATCAGTGCTATTGCCGCAGCCACAAGCTCAACAATTGCTGGTTTGACTCAATACTCTGTTGTAGTTACTTTTGCTTCTGCCCACGGGTTAAAGCAAGGTGATGTGATTATTATTTCTGGATCAAGCCCAACTACTTATAACGGTATTTGGTCTGTTACGATTCCAGTAACAAACCCAACAACAACTATATCAATCACAATTGGTACTACTACTCCTGGTGCTTATGTGTCTGGTGCTTCAGCAGTATCTCCATACACAGGTCGCATTACATCTAACACAACAAGCGCAATTACATTTGGTGATGTAGTGACTGGACAGCCACTAATGAATCCTCCCACATCTGGTAATAGCTATCAGATTGGATTGATTGACCGCGGTCAGTTGTTACCCGCAACACTTCTGTTGAATTCTTCTGCAACTTGTTTGGTTGAATTAATTTCTAGTACACCTACTAATCAGTTGTCATTACAAAATGCAAACTTTGTTGCTTTGAGTACATTGGGTTCATATAACTCATTTGCCGAACAAGATTTAAGTGCAATTCAATGTTCTGGTGGCGAGGTTGTGTACGCATTCTCTACCCCTCCTAATGGTTTGCAACAGCTTGATTTAAGTAATTTCTTCCCTGTATTGACTAACGTAAGGGGTAACGTAGCGGACATTTTGACTGTTGCGGTAACTTCTTCTGCTGGTGCTACAGTACAGGTTAACGTAGTTGCTCAGGAAGCGATGGCATAAAATGGCAAGGTCACCAGCATGGCAACGCAAGGAGGGGAAGAACCCGAACGGGGGGCTAAACGCCAAGGGGCGGGCTTCTGCGAAGAAGGAAGGACACAACCTTAAGCCTCCTCAGCCACAAGGCGGGCCAAGGAAAAAGTCATTTTGCGCGCGCATGGAAGGGATGAAAAGAGAATTGACAAGTTCAGAAACAGCAAACGATCCAAATAGTCGTATCAACAAAAGTTTAAGAAAATGGAAATGCTAAATGGATCCGATGATTGTTTGGAATGCAATTTTATCTTTTGTAATTGGAATAATTAGTTTCTTTTTAAAAGATAAATTTGCAGAATTAAAAAGACTTGAAATTCTGTTGAACAAAACCAGAGAGGAGGTTGCACGTGAATACGTCACCAACGCAGAAGTTAATCGAATTACAGACCACATTGATCAACGCTTTAACAGGCTTGAAGAAAAGATTGATCAGCTTATTCGTCAAAAAGGTTGACAAAGATGCCAAGTCATAGTAAAAAACAACATGACTTTATGGAAGCAATAGCCCATAATAAGGCTTTTGCAAAGAAGGTGCATGTTCCACAATCCGTGGGGCATGATTTTGCAGAAGCCGACAAAGGCAAACATTTTAAAAGAGGTGGTGATATGGCAATGAATCCTAAAGCGGCTATGCTGTCCAAAATAATGGGCGCAGCGGCTCGTACTCCTAGAAGACCTATGGCTCCAGCAATGGCAGCTCCCATGCCTGGTGCTATGCCAGGAATGGCTCACGGTGGTTTAACAAAAACCCATCATAAACATTTAGCTCATCACCACTTGGCGATGGCTGAACACCACATGCATATGCATAAGGGTGGAGAAATGCATGAGCCACACTCAAAAGATATGGGCGAAAAAGCTCTTAAGCATGGCGGCAAAGCAATGAAAGAGCATCACTACGCTAAAGGCGGCCATGTTCCCGGTCAATATCCATTGGGTGAGCCCATGAAAAAAGTTTCTGCTGGCGGCAAGAGATCTCACGGCGAGCATTCAATTCAAGAGCGTGGACATACTCGTGCAATTGAAGAAAAGATGAAGGGTAATACTGTTGGTAACGGCCCAATCGTTAATGCTAAAAAGCATGGCGGAAAAATTCATCATAAAAAATAAGGATTAAACATGAAACACGAACATCATCCAGAGCACAAGCACATGGTTCACCACATGAAAGAGCATGAGGTGAACGGTCACAAGCATCATCACCATCATTATGGTGAGCATGCAAGTGGTCATGCAAAATACCATGAGGTTGTTGAGCATTTGCACGATCACCAAGAAAGTATGTGCCACGGCGGTAAAGCCTGATAAGGGGTTGTTATGAGACGCAAATCTAAGCATTTTTACGAAGGCGGTTCGTCTGACGACGATCAATCTTTTTCAGATAATAGTGATTTGACCGATCCCAGAGACCCTGCCAGTGGGCCAATAAACCCCACTAGGCCAAGCGCCGCTCCAAGTGCTGCCCCAATCGCCCCTGCTGATGATAGTTCTTCAATAGAAGATGAAAGCGATAGAGGGTCAATGACGCCTGAACAGCAGGCCAACTCTAATGCAACAAACCCAGCTCCAAAAAAGCCAAAAATTGTTACAAAAGAAGAGCTTGCTAAGTCTGGTTTAAGCTTAAGAGACTACATGAACAAACAACAAGGTTTGACGCGTAGAGAATCTCCTAAGTCTGTAACTGTAGAAAAAACTACAATTTCTAAACCAAACCCCTCTACTTCTTCTGCTACGACCGCCAAAGTTTCTATGGCCGATTTAGAAAAGAAACATGCGGGACTTAGAAAGCAGCTTGAAGAATCTGATAAACCCTTGGAAGAAGTTCATCCCGAACAATATCTTATTAATCCTACTGGCGGAATGTTTAAAGCTGCCGCTGGATTGGCCAGAAGTTTGGGCAGAGGGGCTGCGGAAAAGGCGGGTACGGAGCTTGCAAAACGTGGTGCAGAAAAAGCTGTGTCTACAGTTGCAAAAAAGGCCAAACTTAAAGAATATTACCCCCATGAGCTTACACCTCAACTTCGTAGTGTAGAAAAAGAAGTTAAAAGATTAACTGGCCCCACAAGCAAGAATGCTAAAGGTGGAATGATTAATAAATCCAAAGCATCTAGCCGTGCCGATGGTATAGCTAAAAAAGGTCATACTAGAGGAAGGATGTGTTGATATGATGGCAAGTCGTGGCATGGGAGCCATTAACCCCTCTAAGATGCCCAAAGGCAAAGTTAAAAAACGTCGTGACAATACTGACTTTGAGCAATTTAAAAAGGGCGGAATGGCTAATCATCCCGGCTTGTATGCCAATATTCATGCAAAACAGCAAAGGATAGCGGCAGGTTCTGGTGAGCATATGCGTAAGCCAGGATCTAAGGGCGCCCCATCTAAACATGATTTTGTTGAGTCGGTTAAAACTGCAAAAGTAAGGAAAAAGAAATGAAAATATTTGAAAAACTAGAAGAGCACGCACATCTTTTGTTACAAGAGCTAAGACAACACATGCTTAATCAAATGGGCGTTGGTAATAAAATCAACGAAAATCTTCATGATTTTGTAACTCATTTAGAAACTCATGTTAATTCTTCCGTTATGGAAACTCCCCCACAAGTTCCTACTATGGTTGTAACACCTGAGCCAGTAGAGACACCCCCGCAGGTTCCTACTGTAGTTGAGACGCCCGCTCCAGTAGAAACACCTAGTGCCTAATGTCTACAAACTACGGAACGACTACAGGCACAACGGCCTTTGATCTTGACTTTGCTGAAATAGCTGAGGAGTCTTGGGAGAGGGCTGGGCGTGAAATGCGTTCCGGCTATGACTTGCGCACCGCGCGCAGGTCAATGAATTTGATGACTATAGAGTGGCAAAACCGTGGCATCAATATGTGGACAATAGACCAGGGCACCATTACTCTGCAACAAGGTCTAAACACTTATCCATTGCCCACAGATACGATTGATTTGTTGGATCATGTCATTAGAACAAACGCAAATAGCACATCTAATCAATCTGATTTAACGATTACTCGTATTAGTGTTTCTACCTATGCGACCATTCCAAACAAATTAACACAATCTAGACCTATTCAAGTTTGGGTGCAGAGAATGTCTGGAGAAACGTCTACAACGACTTTGCAGACCGCGGCAGCAGTATCTACCACCGACACAGTAATAACGCTTTCTAGCACGGTAGGATTGGCTGCAAATGGGTATATACAGCTTGGATCTACAAGCGGTGAAATTATTTATTACTCTTACATATCTGGCAATACATTGCAGAATTGTTTTAGAGCTCAAGCAAATACTTTGGCTACGTCTTATGTAATAGGCGCTGCTGTATTTGTTCCTAAACTACCGGCGGTAACAGTATGGCCAACACCAGATGGATCTACTACATATACTTTTGCGTATTGGCGCTTACGGCGTGTACAGGATGCGGGGAGTGGTCCAAATGTTCAAGATATGAATTTCCGCTTTTTACCAGCAGTGGCCGCTGGATTGGCGTACCACATTGCTATGAAGGTACCAGATTTGATGCCAAGAATACAAATGTTAAAAGAAGCTTATGATGAGCAATTTAACATAGCCGCGGGAGAAGACAGAGAGAAAGCTGCCATACGTTTTGTTCCTAGACAGCAGTTTATCGGCGGTGGATCTCCATAATGGGAAATCGTTTCGCGTCCGGCAAATACAGTATTGCCCAGTGCGATAGGTGCGGTTTCAGGTATAAATTAAAGCAGCTCAAATTTGAAGTTATCAAGACCAAGCTTTATCAGCTTAAAGTTTGTGATGAATGTTGGGATCCAGATCAGCCTCAACTTCTATTGGGTATGTATCCGGTTGATGATCCGCAGGCGGTTCGCCAGCCTAGAAATGATACGACGTATGTAACCGCCGGATTAAACGCAAGTGGATTTCCTACGGGCGGATCAAGGGATACGCAGTGGGGTTGGGCTCCAATAGGAGGATCGCGTGAATATTATGGACAATTTAATCCTCCATTGCTTACACCCAACAATTTAGTTGCCACAACTGCGGTCGGCACGGTTACAATTTCTACATCTTAAAGGAGCTTAAAAATGGCTAAAAAAGAAATGGACGATGATCTCAAGCAAGACAAAGCTATGATCAAAAAAGCATTTAGAGAACACGATAAACAAGAGCATCCTGGCAAGCATACCAAGATTACTTTGAAAAAAGGTGGAGCTCTTAAGCCTGTTGATAAGAAAGCTAAACCTGGTTTAGCAAAATTGCCAACAGAAGTGCGCAACAAAATGGGCTACATGAAAAAAGGCGGCGTGACAAAAGCTTATGCCAAAGGCGGAGTAGTTTCTGGTGAAGAAAAGCTAGTTGGTCGCAATTTGGCCCGCGTAGCAAATCAAGGGAGCAAATAATGCCTACAGCCAAAATAGTTCAACCAACTAAAAAAAACAGTCCTGCGATTGTTAAAGCCAAGGGTAAATTCAATGGTTATGCAGATGAGTATGCAAGACCGCATACCATGCAAGATAAGCCAGTAACCGCCAGAAGTATTGATTCTGATAGCAATATACCCAATCCTATTGGTTTAGAAGTAAAGATGCCTACTCGCAAGAATTGGACTCCATTAAATGGCGGTGTATCTATTGGACATAATAGTGAAGTTAAAACATCTGGTGAAGTAACTAGAGGCAATGGTGCTGCTGAACGCGGCAAAATTGCTAGGGGCCCAATGGCATGAACTATAGCCAGCTCGTTACAGAAGTTCAGTCATATTTGGAAAACACATTTCCAATAAATGACATCAATACTTTTATTGAGCAAACGGAACAAAGAGTATTTAATACGATTCAGTTTCCATCTTTGCGCAAGAATGTAACGGGCACGCTTTCGGCTGGTAATCCTTATTTAACTTGCCCTAATGATTTTTTAGCTCCTTATTCATTAGCAGTTTTTTCTAATGTAACGGCCAATGCAATATCTGGATCAGTTGGATCAAACACTATTACGGTTAGTACAAATCCTGGGATATTTGCAGGGCAAAACGTAATAGGAACCGGGATTGGAAATCAGTGCATGGTGATTAGCGTAGTATCATCTATGTCTGGCTATACAGTTACTTTGTCACAGGTTAATATTGCTTCAGTAAACGGATTTATTACATTTCAAACAGATTATTCTTATCTGCTAAACAAAGATGTAAACTTTATTAGAGAGTGTTATTCGACAACTTATTTGAATACACCAAAACATTATGCTTTGTTTGGCCCTCAGTTTGCTTCTCCTTTGTATCTCAGTTTTATATTGGGCCCTACGCCGGATCAAGCTTACTCGGCCGAGCTGCATTATTTTTACTATCCAGATTCAATAGTACAGTCTGTTATTTCAAACATTTCTGTGCCATCTGCAAATAACGGATATATAAATGGTACTTATTTGAATGTACCTTTAACGGGTAACTCAAACGGCTCTGGCGCGCAGGCGGATATTGTTGTTAGTTCAGGCCAGGTTACTTCTGTATCACTTAGAACGGGCGGCTGCCTTTATAACATTGGAGACTCTTTGTCTGCAACGTCTTTGGTTACAACAGGAACGCCGTTTAGCGTAACAGTTAACTCTGTAGTTAATCCTACGGGGCAATCATGGCTTGGAAATAATTTTGATACTGTGCTTTTATATGGCACATTATTAGAGGCGTACACATACCAAAAAGGCGATAAAGATCTTATCATTTTTTATGAAAAAAGATACATGGAAGCATTAGCAATTGCTAAGCGCCTTGGTGATGGACTTGAGCGTGAGGACGCTTACAGGTCAGGTCAATTTAGGATACAACCCGTACAATGAGCATAGTTCAAGGACAAACCACAAGTTTTAAATATCAGCTCTACCAGGGCGGGGTATTTAATATTCCTACAGATACCATTAAGATGGCTCTGTACACAGCTAATGCTAACTTGAATTTATCAACTACTTCATATACAAGTGTGAATGAAGTGGTTGGAACGGGTTATACTGCTGGCGGTCAGATCATGACTGGTTTTAGTTTGAGCTATGATGCCATCAATAGTATTGCTTACATGAATTGGAGCAATGTTATTTGGACTAATGTAGCATTTACAGCTAGATGTGCTTTGATATATGATGTTACCGCAAATAATGCATCCATATGCGTTATTGATTTTGGATCCGATAAATATGCCGGGCCTAACTTTACGGTAACAATGCCAGCCAATTCATCAACAACCGCTTTAATCAGGAGCTCATAATGACTAACGAAAAATCAGGATTTGGCGATAACGCCGTAGTAACAATGCAATCCAATGTCAAAGTACCAGAAGGTATGGGCATTGAGGGTTGGTACCATGTTGTGTGCCGGGACGCACAGGGCAATCTAAAGTGGGAAGAAGAGTTTCCTAACTTAGTCGTTGCAGCCGGAAAGCAGCTTATGTTGGATACTCTTTTAAAGGGTTCTGCATATACCGTAGTTGGGCCTTACCTTGGTCTTACCAACGCATCGTTGACCCCGCTACAGGGTGATGTGATGAGCACGATTATTCCGTCTAAAGAGTTTACTGCTTACACAGTGGGTGGCTCAGCAGTGCGCGGTACAGCGGTATTTGCATCTTCTGTAAACAATGGAGTAGCCAGCACAAGCAACGTAGTTTCAAGTACAGCGGCGGCTATTGTTTATACGATCACAGGATCTGGCGGTACAGTGTACGGCTGTTTCTTAGTAACAGGATCTGGCGCTTCTGCAACACAAGGAAGCACTGCGGGTACTTTGTATTCAGAAGGTAACTTTGCCGTAGCTAAAGCAACAACGGCTGGCGATACAGTTTCAGTTACATACAGTACATCTGCAACATCTTAAGGAGTCCTAGATGGCTCTAGTACTGGCGGATAGAGTACTACAGACGGGTACGGCTAACACAACTGTTAGCTTTAACTTGACTACTGCTGTATCCGGCTATCAATCATTTGCTGTTATAGGTAATGGAAACACTACCTACTACGGGGCGTGGGACGGAACAAACTGGGAAGTAGGAATAGGAACGTATTCAACTTCAGGCCCTATCCTGACCCGCACAACAATTATTGTCTCAAGTAATTCCAACGCTGCGGTTAGCACGTTTGGTAGTGTCATTTCTATATTTGTCACCCAGCCCGCAGAGAAGGCGGTGTATTTAGATGCGAGTGGTAATGCATCTGCATTGGGTACTATATCCTCGGGTACATGGAATGCAACAACCATAGGAACAGCATACGGCGGAACAGGACTTACATCATTTACAGCAAATGGTGTGGTATATGCGTCTAGTACAAGTGCTTTGGCTACTGGGTCTTCGTTAACTTGGAATGGCTCTGCACTAGGTATTAGTGGTGCAGAAAATATTGTTGGAACCAATAATAGTACTTATACATTTTCCGTTATAAATGATGCTTCTGGACTTTCTTATTCCGGGACTGGAAAAAGATTAGCATTTTTTCGTACTTCATCAGGAGCCAGTTCTGACCAACCCGGCATTGATATTGGTTACGACATATCAGGCGGCTCTGGAATTATTGCCGGAAGTACAAACGGTACTGGAACTGCAATAGCATTTTGGACTTATGACGGCGCAAGTTGGAGTGAGCGTGGGCGTTTTGCCAAAAGCGGCAACTTTGGTATAAATACAAATAATCCTAGTTATGGACTCGATGTAAACGCAGTTGGTCGTGTTCAATCTTCTTTTATTGTTGGCCCTGCAACTTATTCTTCTGACCGTTTATTTTATGTCTCTGGAAACAGCGGAACATCTGGCGCATCTCAATTTGGCGCAGTTATCAATCCAACACTGCCAAATACAGTTACAAGTGCGGCATACGGTTTTTATACCAATCTAAACTTAGCAAGCGGTGCAACAGTCACCAATGCTTTTGGTTTATATATTGATGCTATGTCTTACGGGACAAGCACAATTACAAACAAGTATGGTTTATATGTAGCTGATACAAATAATAGTTATATTGGTGGAAAACTAGGTATAGGTACAAATAGTCCTAGCCAGTATCTTGATGTTGCCGCAAGTGGTGCAAATATTCGTCTTTACAATGTGGGCGGCTCAGGAACTAAACTTCTTTTGTTGGATGCAGGTGGAAACTCTGCGGTAGGACAAACAAGTGGTGCATTGCAATTCTACTCAGGTGGACTTTCTAATTTAACAGCCACTCTTGATGGTAGTGGTAATTTGTTGGTTAATAGTACTTCAGCAGTAACAGCTTTTACAAATAGAAAGGTGATTAGGGGCGATGGTTGTTTTTCTACAAATGCCTCTGTTAATGTAACTGCATTAAATACTAACTTCACTTTATTTAACGGATATACTGCTGGAATTATTACTATTAGAGACAACTCAAGCGGTGGTTCGGCTGTGTGGCTTTTAGACCCAAACAACGGAAACATACAGATTGCAAGTAACTTGCCAAAAACAATTACTTTTAACTTTAGTGGCTCAACTACTAACATGCAACAAACAAGTGGATCAGTCACAACCAATTATTCTTATAACATGGTTTTTTCTGCAAACGCATAAATAAAAAATAATGAAACAAGTAACAGCCCTTCAAGCAAAAGTAGAATAACAAATGGCCTTAACAATAGCAGATAGAGTTCTACAAACAGGCAGTGCGAATACCACGGCGAGCTTTACGCTGAGCGGTTCTGTTTCTGGTTATCAATCTTTTGCTGTTGTTGGAAACGGTAACACGACATACTACGGTGCGCAAGACGGTACAAACTGGGAAGTGGGTATTGGCACATACTCAACCACTGGGCCGACGCTAACAAGAACTACAGTTATTTCATCGAGCAACTCAGGTAGCGCGGTCAGTACATTTACCTCGCCCGTAACAGTGTATGTTACCCAGCCATCCGAGTATGCAGTATATGTAGCTGGATCAAACATCGTAGTACCTAATAGCGCTATTTTAGGAACGGCTAACGGCGGAACAGGACTTAATACATTCACAGCCAACGGGATAGTATTTGCCTCAACCACAGCCGTACTAGCTACAGCTACAGGGCTTACTTGGAACGGCACTACGTTTAATGCGTCAAACATTTCTACTGCTGGTTATGTGCAAACTTCTATAGCAAGTGGGTATTTATCGTCTTATCAAGCGGCTATAACTACAGCAACTCCAGGCTTAGGAACTTACGGTATTCATTTCAACGGGCAGACCACTGCCGATTATGCCGCGGGAATTACTTGGAATGGAGGAACGACAACTACCAATGCGCAGGCGGGAATTTATGTACAAGGTTCCGGTTCATACGGCACAAAAATGTACATTGCTACAACAGATAGCTATGCTACTGGTGCAAAAACTGCAATTAGTATTGACCATACTGGGCTAACAAATTTTGCCCGTGTTAGGCCAACCGCATTAGGCAATACAATACTCGATATTGGAAACTACAACTCCTATGCCTTGCCTTTAAGTGGTGGCAATATAACAGGACAATTATATGTAAAAGCTTCAACATCATATTCTAATGCAGCATTACAACTAGGCTATGGTGATAGTAGTACAGGCTCATTTGCATATATACAGCAGTCTTTTCAATACCAAGGGGGAGGTTATTCTCACTTTATAACATCAAGACATGACGCCGCTGGCGCAACATCTGGCAATGCTTTATTGTTTTATTTAAACGTAGGGACAACTGCAGGGGCAAGCTCAGCTCCCGGAACGGGAAATTATCTTTCCTATTTTATGAATATAACTTCGCACAATTGGTATGTTAGTAATACTAATTACATGTCTCTATCAAGTTCTGCCTTATCTGTTACTGGCGCAGTAAATTCAACAACAGCAAATATTACTCCAAACACAACAGGGGTAAGTACAGGTCTTACTGTGGTAAACGGAGATATAACAACATATAGATCCGGTGGAACAACAGGTGTAATATTTCTTGGTAGCAGCGGCAGTAAGTATCTTTATTTTGACGGCACAAACTATAATATGCCCGGTGGAGGTTTAACTTTAAATGGCGCAACTACACTTACTTCATCTAATTATTCAGGATACTCATCTTTTTCTGGAACTGTATCTGGCACAAACATTACGAATAACGGTTATTCAAGCTACGGCAACACTGCAACACAAACACTTAGAAACAGTTATTACGGGATATTGTTGGGCAATTCAGTTTCTCACCTAAACGTAATGGCGGACAGTAGTGGTAATGGCGGTTTTTATAGAGAAAATGGCGGGCAATGGGCTACGTATTGGAATGCAAGCCAAGGTTCTTTAGGAATTGGTGCATCAACTACGTCCTCATCTTATACGCTGTATGTAACAGGATCATCATATTCAACTGGAAATATAAGATCGGATGGAGGCACCGGTTTTGTTCTTGGAGGGGCAGGTACTTTTGCAAGAGGCTCGGCTGGAACAGGTTATTTAAACGGTCAATATAGTACTGTTGAGACTTCATCTACTACTGGGCCAATTTACTGTATTAATCAAACAAGTTATGCTCCAACGTCAACAACTTTAGCAACTATGTACGGTATTGGTTTTACATATGCTCCGAATCTCACAGGAGTAAGTTGGCCTTTTGGCACCGCCGGTTGGGGAATGTATGTTGCAGCCGGTGGTAGTGCTAGTATATATTTAGACGCAGCCAGTGGCAGAGTTTGTACTGGGTCTTTGTATACAACATCAGCAAGTTATTCTACATCCGCTTCAATTTTTATTGGGCAGTACGGTGGAGCAACAAGAGGGTATTTATACAACGATACAAGTGGATTTGGGCTTTTAACTTATTCTGGCAGCTGGGGCCTTCAAGTTACATACGGAACAAATAGTTCTACTGCTTATGGCGCTTTTGCAACCGGGGGAGCTACATATGGAGGGTTCTTTGGAAGTAGCAATACGTTACGTGTTAACGGCAGTGGTGGCGGTGAATTATTAATAGCTTCTTCAACTACTGCATCTATTCTTGAATTTCAAGTTAGCAGCGGTGGCAGTTGGCACGTTCAAAACTCCGGTGGTGTTTTTTATATTACTCAAACAAGTGTTGCCGATAGGTTTTATATTAATGGGGCAGCAGTAACAATACCAGGATCTTTAAGTAAAGGCAGTGGTACTTTTGATATAGACCACCCGTCCGTGCCAAATATGCGTTTAAGGCATAGTTTTGTTGAAGGGCCAAGAGTTGATTTGATTTACCGTGGTCATGCTACATTGACGGTGGGAACTGTAACGGTAGACATGGATATTAATGCCATGAGCCAAGGCGGTCAGACAATGACACCAGGAACTTTTGTAGCACTAACCCGTGATCCAGACATATATTTGCAAAACACAACAGGATGGAGTCCCGTAAAAGGATCAATTAACGGATCTAAGTTAACCATCATTTGCCAAGATCAAACCAGTACAGATACTATTTCTTGGATGGTGGTTGCAGAACGCAAAGATCAACACCTGCACGATGATAATATAGAAATGACAGACGATCACGGTAGGTTAATATTAGAATACAAAAATAATAGAACTTCTGGCCCAACACAGCCCGGAGAAGCAGTTCATGTATATCACGAACCCAGCAATCAAAAATCACCAACAGTCTAAAGGAAACAAAATGGCAATTACATACACTCAAGATATATTAAACATGGTGGCTTATCCTACCTATGAATCTCAAACAAACGTAGTGTTCCAAATCAATTGGATGCTTATTGGCGTTGATGATGCAACCGGTTTACAAGCAAATAATCCTGCTCAGACTACAGTAACATATGTTGCAGGAGAACCTTTTACACCATATAATCAGTTAACGCAAGCAGAAGTTTTGAATTGGATTAACACAAATACTCCGTCAGAATATATGACCGCGTTACAAGCCAATGTGGCAGCTCAAATTGCTCAAAAAACACAGCAGCAAACATTGCAACCACCCTGGATACAATCACCAACCGCAACTTAAAGGAAAAATCATGGACCAAAAACTAGCCCTCGGCGAAGTTACCATTGCTGAATTTAACCTTATCATGAAGCTATTGGCTTCTGGTTCAATTGCTGATCACCTCGATCTTTTTATGAGATTTAGAATGATAGGCGTTGAATTCGATAAGAAAATACAAGCACAGCAGCAATCAAATGCTCCTGTAACATTGGCTCCTCCAGAAGCCTGATGACAAATGTTTGGCGCTAATGCCTTTGCTCAATCCCCATATGCCGCATTTGGTACAGTTTTTCCATTAAGTTTAACTGAGAATACCACGGCAGGGGATAGCAGCGCCCAACAGTCCAATTACTTATACAGCTTTAACGAAAACTCTACATCTAACGATACAAATTCTGAGGTAGATGTTTTTTATGAGAGCATACTAGAAAACGTTGGGTCTGCTGATACTAACTCAGTAACCGCTCAATTCGTTGGTAGTTTAACGGCAGAAAACTTTGGCATTACAGATACGCCAAATATAAGCGCAGCATTTATTACAAGCTTAACAACTGAGAATAGCGGGCTTACTGATTCTTATGTCAGCAGCGGCGGATTCAATCCAGTATTAACAACCGAAAACTTTGGCTCTTCAGATGCAAATTCAATGTCGGCACAGTTTGCCGAGTCGTTGACAGAGAACTTTACGCCCACAGAGACTGAAACTATTGTTACGGTTTATTTGTTTTCACCAAATGAAATTTTTGGTATAGCAGATGCGCCAACAATAACTGCTCAGTACATTACAAGTTTAACAACGGAAAACTCTGGGGTTGCTGACTCTCCAACAATCAGCGCTGGGTATGTGCCGGTCTTAACCACTGAAAATATTGTGTCTGCTGATGCGCCTGCGATAACAGCCCAGTTTGCAGAGAGCATTGTGGAGAACGTAAACCCCAATGATTCCAGCACCCAGCAGTCTAACTTCTTAGAAACAATACAAGAAAGTTCAACAATCAATGATTCAAATACCGTTTCTGGATGGGAGCGGATTGATGATAGTCAAGTAACAGTTTGGACACCTGTTAACAACTCGGAAGCGCCGGGTTGGAATACTATTAATAACACGCAATAAGGATTAATCATGGCATCATCAATTAATTACACTTCATTACTTGGCCTAGCGCAACCTGTTGTTGGCCAGGAAGCTGGAACATGGGGCGATGATGTAAACCTTGGCTTAACAAATTATTTGGATTCAGCTATTGCAGGTACGCTGACTGTATCTTCTTCTTCAGATTTAAACTTAAGCGTATCTAATTATTCTACGGTCAATCCAAATCTTGGTTCTACTTCAGCTCAATACATGATTATAAGTTGCACTGCAAATTTAAGCGCAGTACAGCATATTAATATTCCACAAACAAGCAAGATGTATCTTGTGTTTAATGCAACCACGGGATCAAGCAATAACATAAATGTCCGCGGATATACCGGCGGAACATATACAACGGGCGTTACTTTATTGCCTGGTGAGCGCGCAGTAGTAGCTTATAGCACTGCCGTAAGTGATGTTGTAAAAGTATCTTCAAACTTCTTTAATGCACAGACAGGAGCATTTACATCAGGCGGATTGGCTTACGCAAACACAAGTAGCACCTTAGCAATATCATCTGCATTGACTCAATACGGTGTTTTATACGGTGGTGGCGCAGGAGCCGCCCCATCCGTTACTGCTGTTGGAGCGACCAACCAGCTACTTATTGGCAATACTGGAGCTGCGCCTAGTTGGGCTAATTTATCAAGCGTAACTGTTGGCACGGCTACAAATGCTACCAATGCAACTAATTTAAGCGGCACCACGCAATATTCACTTCCATATCAAAGCGGATCAGGATCTACAAGTTATATAGCGCCTGGAACTAATGGATATGTTTTAAGAAGCTTTTCAACTTCAGGTGCTCCGTATTGGGATTCTGCATTAAATTTATATGCCGGTGGTGTTAATGTAAACAATGGCGTGGTTAGCAACAATTATTCTTTAGCTATTATAACGGCTGGAGGGGGTGGCACGCAAGTAGTGTATGCAGGGACAACTGGAGCATATAACCCTTATACCAATATTTTGAGTGTAGCAGGAATAAATTTAATTAATACAAATGCTATTAGTTCATCAACTCTTAATGACTATGAGGTAGGGACTTGGACGCCCACATTTTCGTCTCAAAACAATGCTACAGCTATTTCTAGAAATGGCACTCAATATTACACAAAAATAGGAAATCAAGTAACTCTTTTTGGAAATTTTTTATTTACTGTAATTTCTAACAATATCCTTACAGATTTTCAATTTACTTTGCCTTTTATAGCAAATTCTGTATTTGCAAATGGTTCTGGATGCGTAGAGGATACCACTGGAGCAAATGGCTCTGTAAGTGTTTTTTATGGAACCACTTCTAAAGCATATATTACTTTTCCAGCTGCTAGTGCCCTAGTTTCTGGTTCAGATAAAGTTTATTTTTCATTTAGTTATCAAGCAACATTCTAAGGAGTCACAATGACACTTGCATCAACAATAATAATTGACAAAGTAGAAACTTTACAAGACGGTACGTTACAAGTAAGGCAAGCAGAAATAATCACTAAGGACGGTGTAGAAATTGCTCGTAACTTTTCTAGATGGATTCGAACACCAGGGGACACAGCGGCTCAATCAGATCCTAGCCCAGTACCAGCTATTGCTTCGGCAGTATGGACTCCTACCGTAATCTCAGCTTATCAAGCAATACAAGCTGCACAAGCCGCGCAAAACGTACATAAAAATATTTAATTCATTTGATTATGGAGCCAATTAGTACTTGTCTGGCTGTACTTTCTGCTGTTAAGCAGGGCGTAGCTATGTACAAAGACTTTAAGGCTACGGGCAAGGAAGCGTACGGTGTTCTGCATGAAATCTCAACAGGGTTAGGTTCTTTCTTTGAGCACAGTGAAAAAGCCAAAGTAGAAATAAAAGAGAAGGAAAAGAATCCACCCAAGGGTAAATCTATACAAGCACAAGCCTTAGAGAACATCATGGCTAGGAAGCAGCTTGAGCAGGCAGAGTACGATCTGAGGCAGATGTTGGTGTATGAGAGTCCTCCTGAGTTGGGAGATCTGTGGCATCAATTTGAGAAAGAGAAAAACAGACTTCATGCTGACAGGGCGAAGTTTGACGCAGCTCAAAAAAAAAGGATGCGAGTGAGGCCAAAGAACGTAAAAGAAAACTGGATAACCTGCAATATAAGCTGGTTCTTTGTGCTTGCATAATTGTATTTATGCTTGCTTGTGTGGGGTTAATGTTTTATATTAGGCAAGATTATTTGTATAGAAGACAAGAAGAGTTGTGGCATATTGAGTTTAAGAAGAACTTTTTGGAAGATGGCAAAGAGCTTGAGTGTTATAAGATATTTAGGCAAACGGGCTACTTGCCCAGATACTGTAAGGAGTGAATCATGGATTGGTTAAAAAGCATAGCCCCTACCATAGCAACTGCCATCGGAGGCCCGCTTGGCGGCCTAGCATATGAAGCTGTATCTAAAGTATTAGGAGTGTCTCAAGACGACGCCCAAAAAATGCTCACAGACGGCAAGCTATCCAGCGATCAAATTGCTGCGGTGCAACAGGCTGAGATTGCGTTAAAAGCTAAAGCGCAAGAACTAAATCTTAATTTTGAAAAGCTTGCAGTAGAAGACAGAAGTTCTGCTAGACAAATGCAAATTGCTACACAGTCTTGGGTGCCTCCTTTGCTTGCTGTTTTAATTGTTGCCGTGTGGTCAACTACACAATACTTTATGTTCACTCATGTCATTCCAGACACAATGAGGGAAATGGTATCTAGGGTGCTTGGCACGATGGATGGCGCCTTGATGTTGGTTTTATCTTTTTACTACGGAAGCTCTTCTGGCTCTCAAGCCAAAGATCAAATGATTCATAACTCAACACCAATGGGGCAAAAATGATTAATTCAAGAGACTTAAATGAACTATTGCCCCAAGTTAAAAGCAGAGTCGATGCTTTTATTAAAGCTTGCAAGGATAAGGGCATTGATATTTTGGTTACGAGCACTTACAGGGACTTGGAAAGTCAGGACGCACTATATGAACAAGGAAGATCAGCTCCAGGAAAAATTGTTACTAATGCTAGGGGTGGTGACAGCTATCATAATTGGCGTTGTGCTGTTGATGTTGTCCCTATTGTTGGTGGAAAGCCTGATTGGGATGGTTCTCACCCTGTGTGGGCAGAAATAGGAAAGATTGGCGCAGAGTGCGGATTGGAATGGGCCGGCAATTGGAAATCATTTAAAGAGCTTGCTCATTTTCAATATACCGGTGGACTTACTTTGGCTCAACTTAAAGAGGGCGCAACTATTGCGTAATGAGTAATGCCTTTAAAAGACATCATTATTCGACCAGGTGTAAATAGGGAGAATACTAGATATGCTACCCAGCTACTGGGTACAAATAACGCTTCCGGTTATTTAACAGGTTGGTATGAAACTCAGCTTGTTAGATTTAGACAAGGAACACCAGAGAAGATGGGGGGATGGGCTCCTATTTCCACCAATGCTTATCTTGGTATATGCAGATCTTTATGGTCTTGGGTGTCTTTATCGTCAGCAAACTATATTGGCGTAGGAACGAATCTTAAGTTTTATATTTATAACAACGGTTTATATTACGACATTACTCCAACAAGAGCTATTGATACTCTTTCTAATCCATTTTCTACAACAAGCGCATCGCCTTATGTTTTGGTTACAGATAGCGCTTCGGGTTATCTAAATGGGGATTTTGTAACATTTAGCAACTCTACTGCCGTAGGCGGATTAACTCTTAACAATATATATCAGCTTAACAAAACTTTATCATTTAATACCACAGGTACTCTTTCTGCTAGTTCTACATCCGTTACTTTGTCAGCGGCGGATACAAGAATAATTATTGGTCTTAACGTTACGGGAAATGGTATTTCTGCCGGAACAACTGTTTCTGCAATATCTGGAACTACGCTTACATTATCTTTGGCCACAACCGCTGGCGCAGGCGGGTTGCAAACTTTATATTTTACAAACCCTGCCAACACTTATGTTATTACGGCAAGCTCTAATGCAAGCTCTAGTGCAACAGGCGGAGGAACGTCGGTTTCTGCAAAATATCAAATTAACATAGGATCCACTGTATCTCAATCACCATCTGGTGGATGGGGAATTGGGCCCTGGGGAGGAACCGCTACTTCTTCATCTGCCGCGACGGGATGGGGGTACGGCACAAGCGGAACACTTAGGCTGTGGTCACAAGATAATTATGGACAAGATCTTGTGTTTTGCCCAATAGGTGGAGCAATATATTATTGGTCTGCATCAAATACAACTCCATTGAATGTTGCTGGAATAGCTCTTACTTCTGTTCCAAATATTACGATTGTTAATGCAGCGACAACAAGTGGATCAACTACTGTTACTTTTACATACACATCTGATTACAGTGGATTGGCAACAGGGCAGTCTGTTACCGGCATTGGAATACCATTTGGAACGACTGTAGCAACCTATACCAGCGGCACAGGTACCATGACAATAAGTAATGCGGCCACGGCTTCCGGTACTGTTAACTTAGGCGTTGGAGCCTCGGACTGTCCTTTAACTGCCAACTGGCTACTGGTATCAGATGCAAGTAGATTCTTAATTGTATTTGGAACAAACGATACGGCAAGTACCACATACAACCCGTTGCTCGTAAGGTGGTCTGATCAAGAAAGTGTGACGACTTGGACGCCAAGCCCAACAAACCAAGCTGGATCATACGTCTTATCACATGGCTCTACGATTGTGACTGCCTTGCAAATGAATCAACAAATACTTGTGTTTACTGATTCATCCTTGTATGCGATGCAGTACGTTGGAACTCCGGCGGTATGGGGGTTTACCCTTGTAGGAGAAACGCAGTCTATTGTCAGTCCTAACGCGGTGGCTTATGCAAACGGAACGGCGTATTGGATGGGGCATGGTAAGTTTTATCAATACGATGGTACGATGAAAACGCTGAGTTGCGATCTTAGAAAATACATTTTTGATAACATCAATACCACTCAATACACCCAGGTTTACGCAGGAACCAATGAACAGTTCAATGAAGTATGGTGGTTTTATACTTCAATTAATTCTCCCAACACTTTAAATGATAGCTATGTTGTTTATAACTACTTAGAAAACATTTGGTATTTTGGATCTTTGTCTCGTACAGCTTGGCTAGAAAATGGTTTATATCAGTATCCGCTGGCCGCTACGGGTGCAAACAATACATTGGTTTATCATGAGTACAACAACGACAACAATGAGACTGGCGTTGTCAGTGCTATTGATTCGTACATTACATCATCTGAATTTAATATTCAAGACGGTAGCGGTACGGTTTCTTTTATGTGGCGCATATTACCAGACTTTACATTCCTGGGAACCACGACAACAGGTTCATCTGCAAACCCCAACCCTGCTGTAACAATAAGTTTATACCCAATGCTTAACGCGGGATCAGGCGTTTATTCGCCGCAGTCAGTTGGAGGAAATAGCTATGGTAATGTTAAAGAAACTGTCTATCCTACTTACTCATACACCATAGAACAATTTACAGGTCAGATAAATACTCGGCTAAGGGGTAGGAATATGTATTTCAAAATAGAAGGTAATCAGCTAGGCTTAGCATGGCAAGCCGGCATACAAAGATTTGATATGCAATCAGACGGGAGAAGATAATGGGATTACTACAGAATCAAAATCCACCTGCGTTTCCTTTGCCTCCAGCGCAGTACGATCAGGCTTATATGAATAAACTGATTAATATATTGCGTTTATTTTTAAACCAAGTAGATGCTCAGCAGATCATATCTATTAACGGAATAATATTTAGTACAAAGTATTTGCCAACGCAGACCAGCTTATCTACGCTTAGATCTGGAGAAGTTTATGTGGATACCAGCGCAGGTAATGTATTAAAGATTAAATACCCATGAGAATAGAGCTGCCCACAGAAATCTTTAAAAAAGATCTTGAACTCAAACAAGATGGGTTTGACTGGAGAAAAGCTTATCTTATGGTTTCTAAATCTGTAGAAGACAGAACTGGCACGGTTATAAGAGACGGCAATACTTTGTTTTGGTTGATATATGGGCTACCCCATAGAGGCACATTGTCTGTTATTAATGCAGATAGCAATAATAATCTTATGAAAAACTTTCAGCATTGTTTGCTTGGTTTGCAAGTTGGCAAATATGAATTGATTAATCTATATACCAATAATGTAAATTTATTTCATGCAGCCGAGAAGTTTGGTTATAAGGTTGAATTTAAGAAAAACAAAAAATCCAAAAATGCTTATTCTGGATTAATTTATCTGGGAGAAATGTAATGGGTTTTTTTCAAGATTTAGCAAGCGGGAATATAGATCAAGCATTTGGTAGTGATCTAACAGGCAGCGGCTCCCTTGTTGCTACGGTTGGGACGGCAATAAGTCAAGCGGGTCAAAAGCTCATCAACGGTGTAAACAATACCATCAATACTGTTTTAAATAATCCTTTGCCTATCATTGAAGCTACGGCTTTGAGTATGGCTATAGGGCCGGAGGGGTTTGCGTTGGTTGGAACAGAGGGAACTGCTATGACTCTGGCCAATGCGGCGGCTACGGCGATAAACGGCGGAGATGCCAAGCAAATATTAACATCCCTTGCAGCAAGCGATGTAGGACAATATGTAGGGTCTCAACTTGGTGGGGCAGCGGGAGCAGAGGCTATATCACAAGGACTGGATAAAGCAACATCAGACACCATACAAAATATTGTTACAAGCGCATCCGCAGGGGCTACTGCTACAGCAATCAAGGGCGGATCTTTTAATCAAGTATTGGTATCAGGTTTTTCTGGCGCCGTTGCCGCGGGCGTAGCCAGTGAAATTAAAGCGCAGGGAATTACAGGGTTGACCGCCCAAGAAATATCCAACGCAACAAATGCAGCCACTGCCGCAGTATTAAATAAACAAGATATTGGGGATGCAATTACAAACTCTGTTAAGGCTACAACTTTAGCGGCGGCAATTACTGAGGCAAAAAATGAAGCAACTTTTCAAGCTAATGCCATCATGGCAAACCAAGAAAACTACAACAAAAATGCATCTTTAGCCACTAATTTATACAATACACAGATAAAGCCATTGCAAGATCAGCTTCAGATTCAATATGCAACTCTTAACAATATAAAAACTTCTTATGCAGATCCTAATTCGGTAATAGGTCCACAAGATCAACAAGCCGTGCAACAAATAGCAGATCAAACAAAAGCATTAGAAAATCAGTTACAGCCTTTGCAAGATCAGTATTCAATGTATACCAATAATATGGCGAATGCAAATGCAAATATTAATTCTTCAACTACGGCACTTTCTTTTTATAACCAATCTATTGCAGATCAAACTGCTCAGTACGAGCAACAGGTTTCTCAAGATTATTCAGGCTTAACCGAACAAATAGCCGATGAAGCCGTAAAAAATGCCCAAACTAACTTGGTAACAACCGATACAAGCGTTTTGACTAGCACAGAACCTACCCCGCTTCAGACTACAGATATTAATACTTTAGCGACTGCTCAGCCAACGAACTTAACCACCACCGATGTGGCCGCGTTAACAACTACTGAACCAACTAGCTTGACCACCACCGATGTGGCCGCGTTAACAACGACTGCGCCGACAAACTTGACAACAACTGATCCCGCTACTCTTAAAACAACCCCAATAGACGAAGCCAGTACGCCCGGATCTACGCCTGCCGGAACGGTAAAGAATTCAGATGGATCTGTAACCCAAACATTTGACGATGGTAGTACTTTGACAATTGATGAAAACGGAAACGTTATATCAACGACTAATGCTACAGATTCAAGCAATAAATTGCCTACGCTTGTTATTCCTGCCGTAGTAAATCAAAAGACAAATACTACAACTCCAGTAAATACTACAACGCCGGTAACAACATCAAACCCAACTGTTCCGGTTACCTCAAATCCTGCGGCATTGACTACTTCTGATATTAAAGCTTTGAGTACTTCCGATGTAAAAGCGTTGACCACATCCGGAAATCAGGGGTTATCTTTTTCAGATATTACAAAAATAATAACGGCACTTTCTCCGGCGGCAGGATCTTCGGTTCCGACGACAACGGTAACTCCGGTGGCATTTAACCCAGGCAATAAAGAAAATGTGGCATCTTTATTTGATTTTGCGGTTCCGACGGGGCAGCCTCAGCAAAACAACTCGCCAAATGAAACGCAAAGAATTACAATGGCGTCTACTGGCGGATCTATAGATGACCTCCTTAAATTACTTGATTGGAAGGGATAGTTATGTGGCAAATTAATCCTGCAAGCGGAAATTATGAATATTACCATCCCGACACTGATTCTTACACTACAGAAGATGATAGCGGTCAAACTTGGGATCAGTTTAGTTCCTCAGTAACCGGCGGATCTGGAAGCACAAACGCTACGCCGGTTGGCAATGGTGTGGTTCCAAATGAACAAAGCCCAACAGGATACGTTGATTCCAAAGGTAATTTTGTTAACGCGGATGGAACTCCTTATGCAACTACAACTGGCAATGGTGTGGTTGCAAACGAGCAGAGCCCAACAGGATACGTTGATGCAAATGGAAACTTTGTTAACCAAGATGGAACTCCTTATGTAAAGCCAAGCACATCAAGCAATACTTCTGTGACTGGAACACCATCTGGCTCGGCTAGTACGACGGCCACTGGATCTGGTACGCCGGCCACTGGATCTGGTACGCCCGCGGGAGGAAATAAAAATGCACCTGATAACGGCGTAACTGCTTTGTTAAAAACATTAGGTATTGATCCCAATAGCTTAACCTCTGGAAACGTTGCTGCCATTGCAGGGCTTGGAACCATTCTTAATCAATTAACTGGTGGGAATGCCGTACAAACAAATTCTTATCAAGGTTCTATACCTACACTGAGTGCTGTTAGATCCCAGATTGATCCAATCAATCAGGGAATAGCAAATGGGTATGGTCAGCAATATTTTACAAATATGAATTATGTATCTCCTAATGATGCTGCTGCGGCAAAAGGGGAGGCGGATATACAAGCCAAAAACATAGCAGACGCCCAGCAACAAATAGCCAACGGAATACAAGGCCAACTGCCTACATCTCATCCTAGCATTGCTACTAATTGGCAAAACAGTGCAGGCGTTCCAGTACAGGCTAGTACTGCCGCCACTACGCCAGGCGCAAACTTGATGATGACACCTGCAAACATAGCGGCTATTCAAGATCAAGTGCAAAGATTGCAAACCAATCCAGGTCTGTATGGGGCGGCTGTCCCAAATGATGTGAATGCAATTGACAATCAACAGCAAGTCGGAGAAGGCGGCGGTGGAAATGCACATGGTGGAATTATTGGCGCAGCAACAGGGGGCGTTATGCCAACAGGAATAGCAGCAATGGCTCACGGAAGATACCTTGCCGGGCCAACAGACGGAATGGCCGATAAGCTTAATACATCTATAGACGGTGTACAGCCTGCCAAATTAAGCCACGGTGAATTTGTTATTCCTGCCGATGTGGTATCTCACTTGGGCAACGGAAACTCTGATGCCGGAGCTAAGAAACTTTACCAAATGATGGATAAAGTAAGGCTTGCTCGTACAGGCAATAAACACCAGGGCAAAGAAATAAACCCAGACCATTTTATGCCGGGCGGCATAGCAGGATACGCTAAGGGTGGTGGTATAAAAGGATTTGATGGAACAACAGGATCTGCCGTGACTGCAACGCCAGGCCAGGGAACAACCAGCAACACTCAGTTAAATCCTACATTTGGGCCAACTGTATCTAATATGGTTGGCCAGGCCAGCGCTATAGCCAACACGCCTGCTCCCGTATATACAGGTCAATTGGTTGCGGGCCCCACTGAAGATCAAACGCAATATTTTGAAAACGCATCTCAAATAGCACAAACTGGAATTACTCCAACTCAGTTTACGACCGAACAGTGGAATAACGATACCGCGAATAAGTATATGAATCCATATGTGCAAAGCGCACTAGATCCTCAGCTCGCTGACTTACAGCGTTCAGCGGCTATTAATGAGCAGGGAGATTTGAGTAAATTAACTCAAGCAGGTGCATTTGGTGGATCAAGACAAGCTGTATTGCAGGGTCAAGATCAATATAACTTGCTTGCAAATCAATCTAATTTGATTGGTCAGGGATATAACACCGCATATAACAATGCAATGAACTCATTCAATACTGCCAACAATACTAATTTACAAGCTCAGCAAGATCAATCAGCCGCAAACCAAGCCTCTGCTAATTATGCTATGAATGCAAACACAGCGCTTGGAAATGCGGGCGCTACGCAAAGACAAATTCAACAGGATATGGATACCGCTGCGCTTAATCAGTTTAATCAGCAAGCTCAGTTTCCTTATCAAAGCGAACAATTTTTGCAGTCTATGCTTACAGGTTTGCCGGTTTCTTCTACTTCTACCACAAACAACACAAGCGGGGCGAGCAATACTGCCGCTTTGATGAATCAATTTTTGTCTTACTACAACACGATCATGAACCCAGGTGGATCTTCTGGGGCTCAAAGTGGATCAGGTACATCGTCGGGCACAACCAGTTCCGCGTCCGCCGGAACAACACCCAAATAAGGATTTGATATGAATTTAATCCAAATAGCTGATCGTTTAAAAAACGTACCACTGTCTACACTGGCTCAATATAAAAGCGGATCTAATCCTGATGTTCCTCCTTATATGGCTGTAGCTGAGATGCAGCGCCGCGATACGATGATGAAACAGTATCAGAACGCTCAAGCCAAGCCGCCTCAAGATACAGTTGCTGATGAGGTAGAGGGAAAATTAAATACCAAAAATATGCCCCAGCAAGGTATTGCCGCGGGTATGCCACAAGCTGCACCGCAAACCGCTCCCCCTGGACAGGGAATAGCGCCTCCTCAAATGCCTCAAGGAGTGACGCCAACACAAATGGCGTCTGGTGGTATAGCTCAAAACAGACAGGCTCAGCAAGAGCTGATGGCTCAATTGCAGCAAGCGTTGCAACAAGCGTCTCAACAGGCGCCACAGCAACAGGTGCAAGTTCCTCCTGCTCAGCCTATACAGGCTATGCCCATGAACGCATATGCATCTATGGCAAGCGGAACTATGCCGTCTGGCCCTTTGGCAACCAATCCCGCCATCAATCAAGATTTAACTCTAGAACAGATTCAACAGCAAGGATCAAACTTGCCAATTGTAGCCGCGCACGGTGGATTGATGCACCATGTGCCTGATCATATGTATCGTTTTGCTCCCGGTGGAATCATTGCTTTTAATAGAGGCGACGAGGTTCCTGATTTTCAAGATCCCAATGCTACAGCATCAGACAATGGCAAAAGCGCAGTGTCTTCAGTAGGAGATTTTTTAAGTGGTATGGCCGGAGGTATTGGTCGTTCTATTGGTTTAGGGGAAGGCTTAAAGATTGACCCCGCAGCCATAATTGCTGCACAAAAAGCAAAAGAAGCTCCTCCCGGGCCATCACTGGGTGCGCCTGATGTGCCAAGTGGAAACAACCCGGCCAACTTTCCAGGCAGGGGTTCTCCTCAAATTGCTGTACCGCAAGACAATACCGGTGTTGCGCCTGCCGCACAACCTGCTCCCACGCCCCCCGCTCCTAAAGCTCCCGTTCCCCAAAAGGCGCAAGCACAACCAGAACAGCCTACTGGCATAGCTACACAGTTACCAAAGCCTAGCAACCAAATTTCCAAAGTAGCCGAAGAAGCTATGATGGAAGGCATCAAAATGAAAAAAGCAGAAGATGCTGTTGATGAAATTATTAATCTTAAAAAGAAACTGGGTATCACTGGTGAAGCGGGAGATGCATTGATTGAGCAGGCTATGGAAGCTCATAAACAATATCAAAAAGCAGACCATAGCATGGAGAGATTGCAAAAGATCTTAGCGGCTCAGGCATACGGTGGATTTAGAGCTGTTGGCGCGGCAGACGTTGACTACCAAGATAAGCAAAGAATGGCAGATCAAGCAGAGTCCGAGAAATATCTTGATAGGATTATGCAAGCCAAGACGGCCAACAGGGCAGAGAAAATGAGTGTGCTTACAAAAGGTCTTGAAGACACCAAAGAGCACAATAAGAACGCCTCTTCGCTTGGACAAAACTATCTTAAGAATCAACAAGAAGCCGAAGATAAAAGCGCTACTCTTGCGGAACAAAAAAGATCTAACGATCTTCAAAATAATTATCGCATGGGAGAGCTTGAGGTTTCCAAAAAACGTTTGGCCAATGAACTTGCAAATCGAGGTTATAACGACAAAGAAATTATTGCAAAACTTCAAGCTGACGCCAAAGATCAGGGTAAGCCAATTTCATTTACTGAAGCATTCCAAGCGCTTGCATCTGCAAAATCTGGGGTTGGATTAGAAAGAAATGAAATAAATAGAATTAATGATGCAATAAGAAATGAAATAAGTACGCTTGACAAAACTACTAATCCTGAAGAGCAGAAAAAAATAGCTGCAAGAATAGAAGTTTTGAATCAACAGTTATTAAATACTGGCAAAAATCAAACTGCTACGCCCGCCATACCCACAATGGCAGAGTTTGTATTGAAAGCAAAGCCATACAATCCTACAATGACGGAAGCCCAGTTAATCGAAAGATACAAACAACTTTATCCAAATGGCAGATAAATTTATTAACCCATTCGATCCTGGGTTTAAAGACCCACAAGATACTTTTGTAAATCCATTTGATCCCAACTTTGTAGAACCACCCAAGCCGTCTACTAAGCGTACATACGGCGAAGCGGTTAAAGATATTGCCGCCGGAGCGGTATCGGGTATTGGTGGTTTGGCTAAGTTTGCTCCAGAGGTTTATGGAATAGCTACCGGTGATTTTTCTGATACCGGCTTGATGCACGCGGGCAATAAGCTGCAAGAATATGGTAGCGAGATGGAATCTGCCGGCCTCAAGGAAAGAAAAAGACAAAGAGAAGAAAAGGTTAAAGAAGCGGAAAAGAGTGGGCAGTTAAGTGCCTTTTTGACCGATGTAAAAGAAACTGCTAAAGATCCATTTGGCCTTGGTCTTAACTTTATAGCTCAGCAATTACCAGAACAGGTGCCTGCATTGGCAGCGGGATTACTGGGCCCGGAAGCATCTGCCGGTGTTGCTGCCGCTAGAGCCGCCGCAAGAAAGGCCGTGGGTACTGCCGCTGAGAAAAAGGCTGCCGAGGTCGCTGCTGATGCCGCTATTAAGGTTGGATCCAGGGCTGCTATCGGTACGGGCGCAGTGCAGCAAGGCGCTGACGTAGGATCTGAAACATACAAACAGACCTATGACAAAATGATTGCCGATGGCGTTTCAGAAAAGGAAGCCAAAGAAAGGGCTCTGAAATATGCAAGGCTGGCCGGAGGAGCTGGCGCGTTAATATCTGTTGGAGCTCAAAATATACCTGGTGGCAAAAGATTTGAAGAGGCTCTTGCTGGGGCCGCGGGTAAATCTGGTAGTAGATTGGCAAATGCAGGAAAGCTTGCGCTTGGTGAACTTCCAAGCGAAGAGATTGAAGAGCTCGGTGGACAGCTTGCTCAAAACGTAGCGCAAAAGCAAGTAGATCCTAATGCGTCATTGACAGAAAATCTTGGTCAAACGGCGTCACAAGCTTTACTGGGTACTGCCGGAACGGCGGGTGCAGTGGGGTTATTACAGAAAACTGAAAAGCAGACGCCTGCCGTTTTGCCTGCCGCTGCGACTGCCGCTTTGCCCGCTATTCCTGGGCCTACGGCTACACCTACTGCCACTACGCCTCCTAAGCCTGGATTGCCAGCGCCACCTCAAACACCTTTATTGGAAGGGCCCCAGGCTCCTGAGACTCCTCCTACCGCTCCACCTACTGAGCCGCCTCCTACTGAGCCGCCTAAGCGTCGTAACAACGATGATTTAGCTAAACATTTTGAGGGGTACCATCAAGGTTTACCTGAGAGCTCAGATACGATATTTCAAAACAGAGATAGGACTACTCCTGCATCTATACAGCAAATGAGCAGCATTGCGGGAGATCCTGATTACGGAAGGCTGAGTACGTCCAGGACATTTGGCCAGGGCGCTCCTGTAGTTATTACTGATAAAGAGCTGTCACAAGACCATATGGGTCATTACGAAATGACAAGTGCAGAGGACGGCTCTAAGATCCCTGTGCGCTACGCTGTTGTAGAGGCGTCTGATATTACTCCATCACACGATTCAAGCGGCCTAAAGAATCAAGATTACGCAGACATGACCAAGGAGTCTGTGCGCCCCGTTGCGGGCAATGGACGAGTTGCCGGTATACAAGCGGCATACGACCGCGGAACGGGCAAGTCATACAAAGAATCTTTACTAGAAGATGATGATCACGGTATAAGTAAAGAAGCCATAGCCAACATGAAAGAACCAGTATTGGTTCGCGTTATGCCTAAGAAGTTTGTAACGCCAAATATAGCTGACGTATCTAACATTTCTGGTGTATCAGGATTATCTGCCGTGGATCAGGCAAAGCAAGATTCACAACGTGTAGATATTAATGGGCTTGATTTTGATGAAGACGGCGTTCCAACGGCAAAGGCGGTGCAACAGTTTGTTGACTCCATGCCTGTATCCGAGCAGCCAGCGCTTAAAAATTCACAAGGCCAACCATCTCCTCAAGCGCTAGATCGTTTGATGAACGCGGTGTTTTGGAAAGCTTTTGGACATGAGCCATTGATTGATTTGTACGGCGGAACGGTTAAGCCAGAAGCCAAGATGATATTAAATGCACTTGGTAAGGTGGCTCCAAAGCTTTCTAAGTTAGAAGGAGCCGGTACATACGACATTCGTCCAATTATTTTAGAAGCTGCTGAGACGGCAGTAAATGCCAAGCGCATGGGATTAAAGTTAAAAGATATAGCTAAGCAGCAATCTATTGGTACAAATGAACATGTACCTAAAATCCTTCAAGCATTTGCTGACGCTGGGTTGTCCGGTAAGAAGATGGCCGAGGCGCTTGACCGCGTTGCTACTGCTGCGCTAGAAGAACACAACAAGTTGTCTAATGATTTGTTTGGTACTGTACCCAAGAAAACATTAAGCGAAATATTTGATAGTTTAAATGATGGGGTGCCTACAGATAAAGATGAGTTTTTTCAAAAACCTGAGTTAAGCAAACAGGAGGTTTACAATTTATTTAATGGAAAATCAATTGTTGAGGCAGCTCAAATATTGGTTGATATAGCTCATGATTCTTACCATAAGGCAATTGCTGAAAAAATATTAAACAAAATACAGCAATATGATCGTCGCGGCGTGCCTATGACCTTCAGTATGAAGTACGTAAGAAAATCTCAAAGATCTAATGGTCGAGTATTTACATATACAGCAGCGAATCATATTCAAATTGATACTGAAATAAACGGTTTAAAAGGATCTACGTTTGAAATTATTGCCCATGAATTGATACACGTTGTTTCAGTTACTGAAATTAAATATCTAGGTAATGATGATCCAAGAGTTAAAGAATTAAATGATTTAAGAGAGCTTGTAAAAAAGCAATGGAATAAAGACAAAGTAAAAACTTTGTTTAGTCCTGAAGACGAGTTTTCAATTGACTATGCTTTCAAAAAATCAAAAGGTGGTAATTATTATGCAGAATTTATTACCCAAGGATTGACAGATCCTGCGATGCAAAAATATTTATCTACTGTTAAAGTAGGCAATAAGACTGCGCTTACAAAAATGATGGAATGGATTCGCAAAGTATTGAATCTATCTCCAGAATATGAAAATGCACTTGATAGATTAATAAGAATATCTACTGCTTTAATTGATAATCCAGCCGTTGAAACCGCTAAAGAATTAGAAAAAAAAGGATACACATTAGGTGTTCCAACTACTGCGCAAGGCCCCCCTGGAAGGCCAAAATCAAATCCTAAAAGAAATTTTGATGAACAATTTGAGGCGGACGAATCTCAGCTTCCGCCGAGCAACGCCACTGGCAACGGCAAAGATGCGCTTAATATATTAAAAGCAATGGATAGAGAGGTAACGCCTCCAGATCCTACTGTAAAAGAAAAGCTAAAAGAATACTGGGATAACGTTAAAGATAATCCAACAACCAAAGCAAAAGAAGGTTGGGATAAGTTTACCAATTACGTTGAGACAAAAGTGTTTAGCAGCGATGCAGCTTTAAACAATAAGATTAGGAAAAGCATTTTAGATTCCAATCTTAATTTGTCTGACAAGATTAAGGGCATACTTAATATTAGTTTAAGCCAAACCGTTCATGCTGATGCGCTTGGAAACCTATTTCTTGTTAATGGAAGTTTAAAGTTTGATGCAAAAACACAAAAGTGGGAAGGCGTCAAATCAAAGAACAACTTTGTTGAGTTGTCTAAAAAACTTGATACGCTTGCTGAAAAATACAAGATGACCAAGGAAGAGGCAGAGCTTGTTGCTCACTTTGCATTTGAGGCAAAGAGAACCAAGTCACTGGTTAGGTTTAATGAAGAGCTTAAACAAAATAAAGCTATATTAAAGCAGCTTAAAGAAAGCTATGAAAATCTGCCCGGTCGAAGTTCAGACCCGGCCATTAGAGCGCAACGCGAGCAGTTAAAGGAAATGATCAAAGAGCTTGAGAAAAAAACAAATCAAAGCAAAAAAATCATTCATTTAACAGATGCTCAAATTAATGTGGGCATGGATTTCTTTAACAAAATGCCAGAGCTAAATGCTGTTGTTGATACATGGAACGGCATCAGAAGAAACACAATTGATTTGTTGGTTGAGACGGGTTTGTGGAGCGAAGAAGAAGCAGACTTTATGATGTCTAACGCAGACTATGTTCCTTTTTACCGTGACGATCAAATAGAAAAAAATGCAGGGCCTAAAGAGTTTTTATCCGGCTTGATGGTTAAGGCCAAAGAGCCTGGGTTTAAAGGATCTCAAAAACCTGTGCATGATATTTTTGACAACATGGTTAGGTGGACTCAATACGCGGTTAACAGATCTATTAGAAACAGCTCTGCCGTCGAGTTGATAGACGCCGCGAGTTCTATGGGACTGGCGCAAAAAATACCCAGGCCAAGCAGAGATGCAAACAATGTTCGCATATGGAGAGACGGGAAAGAAGAGTTCTACAACATGGAAGATCCATTATTTGTGGATGCGTTTAATGGTTTGACTGCTATAGCCATACCCACTGTTAAGTATTTTTCTGCAATAGCTAACTTTTTGCGTAAGTCTGTGGTGCTTAATCCTTTGTTTGGTATAAGCCAGGTTCCACAAGATGCGTTTGCTGCCATCTTTACATCTGGTCTTAAGCCTCAGTATGCTTTGCGCATTCCTGCTTTAGCGGTTAAGGAGTTTTACAAAACGCTGCGTCGCACAAGTAAGTCACACGAAGAGTTGAGAAACGTAGGTGCAACCGGTGTTGCTGATTTTTCTTCTCACGCGGCGCGCATGGATGCAGAGATTTACTCCGGCCTAAAAGCTCCTCCTGGTGGATGGGGTAAGGTCAAAAATATGCTTAACCATATTTCTATGGCGTCTGATAACGCCGTTCGACAAGCGGTGTACGAGGCTACGCTTGCTCAGTACGAAAAAAATCCAAATACAAAGGCTTACGCCAAATCACTGGCGCTTGAGAAGGCGTTTGAAGTTATTAACTTCCGTCGCCGCGGCAGCTCCAAGGCTGTGATGTTTGCAGGCCAGGTCATACCGTTCTTTAATGCGTATCTTGCAGCTCAGCACGTTGCATATAAAACCATTACCGGCATAGGCATCTCTCCAGGAGAAAGAAAAGCTGCCTTGCAAACGTTAATTGCAACCACGGGTACAGTTATGACGCTATCCATGTTGTATGCAATGATGAACGGGGATGACGATGACTACAACAAAAAACCAACCACGGTTCGAGATAGGCTGTTGATGATTCCTGGCACTGGTGGTTTGAGCATACCGCTGCGCGCAGACTTATTCACCATGCCCAAAGTAATTGCTGAGCATTTGTATTTGCTTATGTCAAACAATGCCACAGAAGATGGACGCAAGTTTAGAGATTCAGTTGCATCAGGATTGGAAAACTCTTTGCTGTTCTCTATGGCGCCGCAGGCCATAAAGCCATTGATTGAAATACAGTTTAATAAAGATTTGTTCCAGGACAGGCCGCTTATTGCTCAAAACTTGCTAAACGAAGAAACATCTAGGCAGTATAACGATAGTACATCTGAGGTAGGAAAGCTTATTGGAAGCACTGGTTTGGTTGCTCCAATTAATGCAGATCACTTTATACGCGGTTATTTTGGAACGTTTGGTGGTTTAGCGCTTATGCTAACCAATCATATGATCAATGCAAATTCTGATGTAGATGCGCCGTCTATGTCGTTGAATGACGCCATAGCATCTGTGCCGTCTATGAGTGGATTCATGTCCAAGGATAACGCAAACGGATTTAAGAAAGACTTTTACGTTCTTAAGGATGAAGTGGATAAGGTTGCAGCAACGTACCACGATCTGCAAAAGCGTTCTCCGGATGAGATCCAAGAGTACGTATCAAGGCCAGAGGTTCAGGCTCGCTTAGGTCTATACAAGTCTGTTGACAGGGTGGGTAGACAGCTTGCTAAGATAAGACAACAGATTTCTTATATAAGAGATTTGCCCAATACTCAAATGGATGCAGATAGAAAACAAGAACTGATAAAAGGATTAAAAGACTCAGAGCTAATGATGCTCAAGTCTATGGATCTTAAAACTCTCCGAGCTCAAGCGCAGTTATAATTTTTTCTATTGTTAGGGCTAGTGCGTCTGTTTCGTCTAGGCGCATGACGTTCCATATTGCTTTGCGTCCGTGTATGCCGTTGTGCGAACCCATGTGGCAGTCCCTACATAAAGGGATGGACGTAAACCACTGACCTTGTTTAATCTCGTGGCAGTCGCTCGGTGAGGATGCGTTGCATATGATACATGGCATCTCTTTTATCCTCTGGATGTGTTTCTTTTCGCAGGATGTGGGTGTTTTCTTGTTTTTGCTTTGCATTTAATTCTTCACAGAAATGGGCCTCTGCCGGTTCGATAGAGGCCCATTTAATACCACAACGGGTGCATCGGAACATTTTCCCCTTGTATACCAATGCACCTTTTTTCATTTCAACAGCGTCTCCAGTTGATCAATAATTGAATTAGCAATGGTGTCTTCTTCAAAAGATATTTTGTTTGCAGCAGAATTGCCTGAAACAACATCAATCGCGTCCATGATACCTTTATCGTATCCGCTATCAAAATCACCCTTGCCGTTAATGATCATTGTAATGGCATCTCGAACCAGTTTGGAAGCTTTTCGTTCTTGAGCCAATTCCTTCAACTTATCGTATATCTGTGGTGTGAGATGTACGCTGTACGGAATCAACCGTTTACTTGTTTCCATGATTGAAATTCCTTAAATATAAATTTGTACTGTGCTATGGCGTCCTTGTTGGTTTTAAGCTCAGCCCTGGATTCGATGTTTAATTCCTGCTTAAGCCATGCCGTAGCCGTCTCCTCGCTTTCATCAAACGTTTGATTGGTTTCAACCAGAAAAGCCCAAAAACCTGGATCTCGGCACAGTATTGCGGAAGACCTAACCAAGTCGGGAGAGTATTCCTGCTCCCTGTTCATGGGTTTTTCTTCGCCGTTGAGACGAACCATAACAACCTGGTAGCGCGCTCCCACAAAGTCGCGCATCAAGCCATCTGGTATTTCGTCCGGATGTATATTCAAAGTCAACATATAGCCGGTTTTATCCTGCTTTAGTGCGACCTTGACCGATTCAAACTGTAAGGTATCCATCAAAAAGGAATATCTTCGCTGTCGTTTGATTTCGAAGAAGCCGGCTTATCCGATTTATAGTTGTTCCATGACAACCTTAACCACTTGCCGCGACCGGCGTCTGGCATCGTCCAGGCAGACAGCTTGATTGTGATTTCATCACCTTGCTCGTCTAGCAACTGTTTTAAAGCGCTGCGCTCCATGATAATTGATCCGTTTAGATTAGGAGCTTTATCACCCTCCTTCTTAAACTTGTTAACACTTAAACTGCCACTGTTAGGGTATTGCATAAAAAGACTCCTTGTAAATTTTAAATTGCGCCATTAGTTTTGTGTACACAGACTCTGAATCGGCGCGTAAACGGTCAAAAATAGTTCGGTTAACTCTGAATATAGATATTACATCATCTAAGTTTTTAGCCGTATCCAAGCAGGTTATGGCTGCATCGTAAACAATCTGAGCCCAGTCTTCTATGTTCGCCGTTGACTGCGCTGTGATCTTGATGTTCCACTCCCCGCCCTTGCCCTCAATCTTAGCGGGAGGTTTAATCTCGCCAGTCTTCGGGTCTACGGATGATTTAACGATTTGATCGTCTACCTCCGGTTCAGGTTTAGGTTCAGGTTTGGGCTCGGGTTTAAGATTGGTTTTGGGCTTTTCAAAAATCGGCTCGCTTGCGTCCACCATGTCCCCCTCGGAGAGCTCAAGCGCCATCATCCATAGGTATCTGCGGTAGTACGTCAAAGTACCACCCAGGTCTTGTATGGGCTGTCCCTTGGGGTTGTGGGCCATGACAAGCGGCGCCTGAAAGCTTACTGATGCGCCTGTATCTGTTTCAAATATCTGAAGAGATGCTATGCCCTCAAAGATTGAAAAATTACCGCATAAGCCTACGCTCAAGAATACATCATGCGCTGTTGGTAAAAAATCACCAAGCTCATAGTAATCATATCCCGCAAACTTATTCTTACCTGACTTTTTCAAAGGCCTGCGAGCCATTGCAACTCGGGCCTCTTGAAGCTTTTTATACACTGTCATTTATTTTGCTCCAATAGCTCTGTTAGTTTTACAATTTTTGATTCTAAGAATCCAATGATTCCTCGTTGCTCATATAGAAGCTCTACATTTGCTTTTGATTTCTGAATCATTTTGTGATGATCAATTTTCCAAGTACTAAATTCATGTAAAAGCTTGTTATACCTAGCATCATATTCTTGAACCTGCGCTTTCAATTCACGATATGCTTTTGGATAATCAATCTTTGTTCTGCCCATTTTCTATGCTCCTGGTTAGTTTTTTGGTTTTAATATACGCAGCTCTCGATCCCATAACTCTTCTTCCTGTGGAATCTGGACTGTATGCTCTTAGATCTGTTGGGTGATAGCCAATTGTTTTACGAATTGTTTTTACTTTCTTTTGATTCATTTAATCCTCTATTACTTCTGTTATTGAATCTAAATATTTTTGATGCTGACTACAAAAATCCCTGACTGAGCAGTAGCTCATGCAACGCGTGCGCTCGCCGGCCCGTACATCTATAAAGTAATCCTTGCCAAGTTGGTTCAGTGCATGAGTAGCATCTTCTTTTGTATCATGTAAAGACTTAGCCCTCTTGCCGCCGACCTTGATTACTGCCCAAGTGGTTGGCTTCTCCCACATTTCTTCAGGTGTACATTCAGCAATGTTGCCGTCTGTCTCCGATTCAAAGTAAGCCTCGCCGTGCGCCTTCAGTCTCTCGTCAATGAAGAGTTCTGCCCGCTCAAACGGCCACAGCATTTGGTCTAGGATCACGATAGGGGCCTGCGGATAGCCTTCCCTATTCACAGCATCCCGGGCGCTCCAATCGCGCACTATGGCCACAATACGCAACGCCTTAACGGGTTTATTCTTGGCCTTTTGTAGTAGCCAAGCATAAATGTTGAGCTGCTCTTCCCACTCGGGCTTATCGTTTTGCACGGCCCAGGCGGTAGTGGTCTTGTAATCATTGATCACAATGCCGTCTTCATAGATTTCTTGCAAATCTATAGCGCCAGATATATTCCAACCCTCATGCAGTACATGTACTCGCTCTTCGACGATGTGGTTGTCTGCCTTGCCGTGTTCAAGAATGTTATGAACGGCAGAGCCAAACAGTGACCAAACCATAGAGGAAGCGTCTTCTTCGATCTCGTTCCAGTGCATCCTTTTGAGCTGCACAATGCGGGGTGAGTTAATCAGCTCAGTGGCTGAAATATTAGCCTTACCCTTGGAGTAAGTGGGGCGGGCCAGTACGTTTAGGATCGTCTCCGGTAGATTAAACTTGTTGGTTATTTTCATGTTAGATCTCCAAAAACCTGTTGGAATTTATCGCCAAACAACTTTGGTTTCGGTTGGATTAATTTAATAATTTCAACGCTACTGTTGTCTTTTGTCCTGGATGTGTGATAGCTACCTTCGCCCCATTCTTTGCCGAGAATAGAGCAAACGGTAGATTGAATGACGTCTATATCAAACTCGGCTACGGGTACGACTAAGATATTGTCAGTCATTTTGGATAGATATTGTCTAACGTGATTGGATACCGATCCATGCGGGTAGCGGGCTGGTGCTTTCTTTTTCTTTTCCGGTTCTGCCAACTTTAATGTCCCATGCATTTGTCCGTCCGGATCAATAACCGCGTATGCGCATCCAAGAGAATCAAGTAAACGAAGCGCATTTTGTAAAGTTTTCTGTTCAATTTCTTTCATTTTTTTCCCTCTCTTTCATCATTGCGTCTGCAAATTTGTATGAATATCTTGCGGCAGTACTAGGAGTGCTTTCTGTAATATCTTGAACCGCAGATAGCATACTCATCAAAGCTTGTCCCGCAAACCAATCCCTTAAATCCATACCCTGTTGATAAGAAGGTTGTTTTTCATTTAATTTTGGAAATGCTTTCATCTGCATCCTCCTTTGTTTCTCTAACTTCAAGCATGGCGTCTGCATATGCGTACCTAGCCATGCATCTGAGTTTGACTGTGGCTGATCTTACAAGGCTTGGATCAAGCCTTTTCCCGCCTGTGTTGTGAATTTTCAAGTCTCTTATAATGTCTCCCTCTGTTATCTCCTTGGGCAGTTCAGAATCAGGACAATTCGCCGCCAAGTAATCCCGTAATTCAATCATTTTTTGTTCCTTTGTATGTTATTGGGGCTTTGATCATATATGTTGTTTTAAATAATGTCAATAGATATAATGCTACCAGAACTAACTATTGTATTCTACGCCTTTCGAAAGGCGTCCAACTATCCAAAAGGTTTAATATGAGGCGTGCAAATCGTATTGATGAAAACCAAAATATTATTGTTGAGGCCCTACGCAAATCAGGGGCTTATGTGCGCATTGTGACGATGGGGGACGGCGTGCCTGATCTTTTGGTGGGATATAAGGGATACACATTGCTTTTAGAAGTAAAAGACGGTGATAAAGCTCCAAGCAAAAGAAAACTTACCGAGGCGGAGCAGAAGTTTTTTGATGAATGGACGGGCGGTTTATTGGCGGTAGTGGAATCTGTTGAAGATGCTCTTGCAATTTTGAAAGCTTGCGAATAGAATGAAGTTTGATTGTTTTTTAGTTCCTTTTTTGATTGATGGTTTTTAGGGGTGTCTAACGGCATCCCTATTTTTTTTGTATACTACGATTGTTGGTGTGTACTGGGTTAGCGCCAATACAATTCTGGTGTTAAAAAATCAGGAAAATGGATCGGGTTAAGAAAACACTGCTTTATGTGAACACCAACAACTTACAAGACTACAAATATTTTTACTTGGGTTTGACACAGCCTGAAATTGTTTGCTATACTAATCGCACAGCAAGGCGTGGAAACCAAGCTTAAGAGTCGTTAATGAAATCCCGACCCCGAATGGGGTGTCGTACCAAAAGTATGATTTTCCACCGGGGTTTCATTAACGGCTTTTTTTATTGTCTTTCCACTTTTACTGTCGTACTCCGCACGATAGCAGTGTGCCTAAATGGGCAGCCCGGAGTAGAACATACGGCTACCAAACACCCGGTAGATCCGTCCTAGCCTGTTAGCGAGGGACTAGACAAGATACAGTGAAAGCGGTGGGACAAGCGCTGTATCGAGTGAATCGCTACCTCAATGGAATCTTGGGTTTAGCCTTTGAATAAATCAAGTGAGCTACGCTGGAGAGGGGCAGGAAGCCAGGCTATCCACCCTTGGGGAACTTAAAAACGACAAATGCAACACATGGGTTGACTACAGAACAATCTATTGTATACTTCACGAAAAAGGAGAACAAATGAACGAAGAATATGCTTTTCATTCACCGCATAAGCCAAATGTTAAATTCAGACTTGGTAAAGATAGCAACATAATTTTTCACTGCCATGTACCAAAGCCGCCCAATGCTTTTCAACGATGGATGTTAAGAACATTGCTAGGAATTTATATGGAGTTAATAAATGACTAA